CAGTGTATCCAGTGTATCCAGTATATCCAGTGTATCCAGTGTATCCAGTATATCCAGTATGTCCTGTGTAACCTCTTTCACCTGTATAACCAGTGTAACCAGTATGTCCAGTGTAGCCTGTTTCACCAGTGTATCCAGTGTATCCAGTGTATCCAGTATATCCAGTGTATCCAGTATATCCAGTGTATCCAGTGACACCTGTATAACCAGTGACACCTGTATAACCAGTGACACCTGTATATCCAGTGTATCCAGTGTATCCGGTATATCCAGTGACACCAGTATTTCCTGTTGTACCAATTGGTCCAACTAATGTAACTATAGAAGTATATGTATCATTATTGAAACCATAAACATGTATAGTTTCTGCAGATATATTTAATGCTCTAATAGTATATTTAACATTATCACTTACAGTTTCAATCACTTTAAAATAACAAGAAGAATTAAATGTTATTGATGAATATGAATCAACTATTCCACTTATAACTACATAACTGTTCTGTGTAATATAATAATAATTTGGATTATCTGGAATTAAAACATTAAATGAAATTACGCTACCAGAAGGAACAATTTTACTACTTTCTGTAGTTTCACCATTGTTAATATTATAAATACTAGCACTTATAAGTGGACCTGCAGGTCCAGTACATCCAGTATATCCAGTATATCCAGTATATCCAGTATATCCAGTATATCCAGTATATCCAGCATGTCCAGTAAAACCAGTTAGTCCACTAAAATTTTCTTGTATTATTAAAAAAGTTTGTTCTATAGAATTAGCAGTAATATTTGCAGCAACTTGAGCAGCATTTTCAGCATTAGAATTTGCTTGTTGTTGTGCATCTTCTTGTGATATATTAGATGTAGCTTCTGCACTTCCGCTACCAGTAACTATATAAGAATTACTATTTATTTGAATAGTAACACTTGCAATAGCATTATCAGATGCTTTATAATTAATTGTATCTGACATTATAATATATATAAATAAAAAAATACTAAATAATATTTTAATTAAAAAACTAATATTTCATTTATTATTTTTGTGAAATAATTATAATATAATATTTTTATTTAAATATTTTGTTATTTTATTACTTTTCTAATTTAAATTTGCATAATATTTTGCTATCAAATAAATAATGTATAATATGGTATAATATGTTAACTATTATTCAAATTGTGAATACATATTTGTTTGAACATATGAAACTACAACATAATCTTAATACAATTATGGTTAGAGTTTTTGGTGTAACTACTAAAAAAATATTAACAATATTTTAAATTTTACAAATGATAAAGTATATTACACCGACCAAAAAGAAAAATGAGACAAAATATAGTTAGTTATTATTTATATATTTTATAACTATGTTTCAGGTAATTTGTTAGATGTTCTTTTGTTATTTTATTATCTAAAATATTAGTAATTATCTTATAAATATCCTCATATGTATTTGGACTTTCTTTTTTGATATAATGTTTTAATTGACTAAAAAATTCTTCAATTGAATTGGTTTCAGGATGGTAAGGGACTGAATAAATCAAATGATTATTGTCATATTCTATTTTTTCTCGTATTAGTTTTGATTTATGAATAACAGCATTATCCATTATTACCAAATAATTCTTATAGTTGGATTGAATAAACTCGTCATAAAAATCTAAAATATCTGTAGTTTTTACTCCTCCTTTTCTTTCAGGATATAATTTCCATCCAACCACTTTATCAGCACTTATAGCACATAACAAATTATATCTTTTGTATGGATATTTATTTGTCTTTTTGATTACTCTTGTTCCACTTCTACTTCTTCCATAGGTTAAAGTCATATTCAATTGAGAAGGAGGATAACAAAATTTTTATTTTTTATAAAAAGTTTGTCTCATTTTTCTTTTTGGTCGGTGTAATTTTATAATTTTGAATATATATTATTTTACATAATTAAATTGGTGTGAAATAATTCATTAATTACTTCATCTACAACTGTAATTAAATTATCATTACATAATTTTAATGTTACACCATGCGCCATTGCTAAGACTAATTGTGTTTTAACAAAATTATCACTTGGTTTTATACCTAATTTATATATTTTACTATTGTTTAAATAATCATTAAATTTTATTATAAATTTATATATTTGTATTTGATTACCATTATTAGAATTATAAATAGTGTCATTTATTATTTCACTAGTAAAATTAAGTATATTTTCATAATCTTCTTTAGGTATTTTTTTTAAAATATTAGGCGGGTCAATTAATCCTGAATTTAATAATTTAATTGCAGATTCTTTTGGGTGTACATCAAACATTTGTGTTAATAAATTAAACAACATTTCTTTATATGAAGGTTCAATTTCATATATTATACCAAAATCAATGACACCTATTTTGTGTTTGTATTTTTTATCCTCTTCATCTTTAATAAATAAAATATTTCCTGCATGTAAGTCACCATGTGCAACACCATGTATTATAGAAGTTACTATACCAAATTTTAAAACTTGTTTTGCAAAATTATTATAATCTTCTTCTATTATTTGATTAATTTTTAAACCTTCAATATATTCCATCATAATTATATTTGAATAATTTTTTGTAACTTCAGAATATACTTTTGGTATTTTTACATATTTTAAATTTTTACAATTATTTTGCATATTTAATATATTTTCTACTTCTTTATGAAAATTAGTTTGTTGAAGAATAATCTCTATATTTTTATTAATTACTTCTGTAATTTTATATTTATTAATAATTGGTATAAAAGATAGTAAATACATTAAAAAACTTAACCCTTGAATTGCTTCATTTAATTTATTTTCAATATTTCTTCTTTTTAACTTAATAATAATTTTTTTATTTTCTTTTCTAATATATCCTTTAAATATAAGTGAAATCATACCTGAATTAGAAGGTTGTTCAAAATTATTATCAAGAATAACATTATATTTGTCTGTCATTTCAATTAAATCATAAAATTGAATATCATTATTTGTCCAAGGTGCATGATCAGTAAATTCTAACAATTTATTATTTAATTTATCATCAATAATAGAGTTATTTAAAGCAATTGCTTGGAATAGTTTAACATATAAAATATTAATACTCGCTAATTTACTTGTTATTCTTTCTATAAAATTATAATAATCTAAAAAAAATAGATACAATACAAATTCAAATAAAAAAATAAAAAATAAATTAAATAAAAAATATAGACTTTTTATTATTTTTATAATTTCTATAATTTCTATATCTGACATTTTATTATATTTGAATATTCTCTATAAATTGTTTTAAACGTTTAAATATTTTATTTGAAATAATACCAACCATTTTTTCTATAAAAGGTAATACATTCATTTTATTATTAAAAACAATATTTATATCAAAATCTACATTATGGTCATTAATAATTTCACCTATAATATTAAAACTATTTAAAGGCATTTGTTCTGCATCTTTAGGAAGTATTTCTGGTTTAAAATCATTTATTAATATTGAATCAAATATAATTTTATTGTTTTCTACTTTTTTATATACATGACTATGAGTAAAACGTTGCGGTAAACCAATGTCTTGAAAAAAATGTTTCATAAGTAGTGTTATAATTGCTTCATTATCATTTATTTTTTCTAAATATGTTTTTTCATAAATATCAGTATTTAAATCATACATTAATTTTATCAAAGAAAAATCAATTATTTTTAAAAGAATTATATTTTCATTTTTTATATTAAATTTTAAATTATAATGATTTTTTTTAATTCGTATAAATTTAATATCATCTTTATCTGTTAAAATAGTAAATTCTTTTGTTTTTTCTTCTATTAAATCCATTTATTATATAAAAAAATAATAAATTGATTAATTTAACGATGATGTATTTATATAATTTATATAATTTATATAATTTATATAATTTATATTATCTATATATTTAGTTCATAATTTGTTTCAATCCAGACCAAAATAATTCTTGATTTTGTTTTGATTTTTCACTCTGTTTTGCATAATAAAATGCTAACGCTGCATTTTCTTCATCTATTTTTTGGTTATTATAATATAACTGTCGTATAGCGTCTTCTTTTTTAAGAGGTGTAATATCAATTGTATTTCTATGTTTTTTATATTCATCTAAAGAAGAAAATTTTACTGTATTTTGATAGTCTTCTTGAGTAACAGGAATTACGGATTCTACATAAGCTTGCTTCAAATCCGTATAATTTATTCCATCACTGTGAAAAAGTGAATTTGATGTAAAATTATTATTGTATTCCATTAAAGCAGATGCACCAAATGACGATGAAAATTGTTCTGTAATTCCATTGTAATTTGTTAATGTTTGAACTGTTTTTTTTCTTTTTTCTATCTCAGAATTCATATTAGATTGAGATATATTTGGAATAAAACAAATATCTTCATCTGTTTTTAACCACTTACCATATCCATTTGTATTTGGATCTTCTAGTTTATGTTTTTCAAATTGTGTATTAAACCATTGATTAAAATTATTTGTTTCTTTTAAATTCTTATTTGTTTCAAACATTTTATCTAAAAGTAAATTATTATCTGTATGATAATATTCAGTTTCATCTATTTTTTTTTTTGATGATAATTTATTTTGAAATTCATAAATACTAAATAATTGTTTATATGCTGCAGAAAAAAATAAAAAATATTTATTATCTAATTGTGATTTATCTGGATGTGTTTTAAGTACTATTTTTTTTGACGCTCTCATTATATCTTCTGTCAATATGATAGATGAATTTAATCCAAATAATTTGTATAAATCTTCTCTAGAATAATTATTTATATTTAAATCAATAGAATCCATATTTACATTACTTTGATTTTTATACATATCAGTTTGATTAAAATTATTTAAATTTGTAAATGGTTGAATATTATCAAAAGGATCTAATTTGTATTCATTATTATTATTATGTATTTTAATTCCTCCTTTGCTACATTTAGTCATTGAAGTGTTGTTTTTTTGTATATTTAATTTCATTAATATATAATTTTAATTATTTTATTTTATTACTTTTATATTATTACTTTTATATTATTTACTATAAAAATAATATAAAAAATTAAATGTATAGATAATTACATGCATTATTTTTATTATTTATTTTTTAATGTAAATTTAATAAATTGTTTTTTAAAAAATACTAATATAAACCGATATACATTAAAATACAATAAAAATAATGATCCGCTTAGCAATAATCCATTTGGTAGAAAATATTATGAACAACGAATAAAAAACAAAAATGAAAATGAAAAAAATGAAACAAATTTAAATAATTATTCAAATTCTATAAAAAAATATCCTTTATCAAAATTGTATTATGAAGATCAAATAAAACGTTTAAATTCAAAAAATACTAATACTCAAAATGAGAGTATATTAAATTTATATAATTCAAATGAAACAACATATATTCCTACAGTAAAAATTATATTAAATAAATCTAATTTTTTGCAATCATTGGGGATTAAAATGGATAATGACAATGATTATGACATTGATAATGACAGTGAATTAGATAATGAATTAGAAAATAATTTAAGAAAGATGTTTTATAATCAAAATAATAAAGATGATTATGATGATGATGATTATAAAAATAAAAAAAATCAAAAATCAAAACATTTTGAAGTAATTAAAAATTATAATATTTTATTCAAAGATGTAGGTGGATATGAAAATGTAAAAGATGAATTAAGACAATGTATTGATATTTTAAAAAATTATGAAAAATATGCAAAATATAATGTACGTATTCCAAAAGGTTTAATATTAGAAGGGCCTCCTGGTACAGGAAAAACATTATTATCAAAAGCATTAGCAGGTGAATCAAAATGTGGTTTTATTGCTGTTTCTGGTTCAGATTTTCAAGAAAAATATGTTGGTGTTGGTTCTTCAAGAATAAAAGAATTATTTGAATTGGCTCAAAAAAACGTACCTTGTATTATTTTTATAGATGAAATTGATGCATTAGGTAGAACAAGATGAAGTGATGGTGAAAGTTCTTCAAGTGAAAGAGATAATACATTGAACGCTTTATTAGTTGAATTAGATGGATTTAAAAATAATACTGGCGTTTTTGTTGTTTCCGCTACAAATAGAATTGATTTGTTAGACAAGGCATTAATACGTCCAGGAAGAATTGATAAAAAAATATATATTGGATTGCCAGATAGTGCAACACGAAAATCAATTATAGATATACATATTAAAGGAAAACCTTATGATAATTCTATTATAGTATCTGATATGATTGATACTACGGATGGTTTATCTGGCGCTCAAATAGAAAATTTATTAAATGAAGCAATGTTGAATGCATTAAAATATAATAAAACTGAATTTAATTTGAATGATTTTGAATTGGTTTTAAGTAAAATGATGACAGGATGGCAACCTAATGAGCATAAATTTACAGAAAACATGATTGATCATATTGCTATACATGAAATGGGGCATGCAGTTGTTGGATTATTTTCAAAACATCATTCAAAAGTATCAAAAGTTGTCATTAATTTATATTCTCCTCAGAGTCCAGGATATACAATTTTTAAGGGTTCAAACCAAAACATACATATTAGAGAAGCGTTGTTTGAACATTTAATGATATTATTAGGTGGAAGAATTGCAGAAGAAGTTTTTTATAATGTATCAGTAACAACTGGTGCAATAAATGATTTTGAAGAAGCTTTAAAATTGGCTCAAAAAATGATTCTTTATTATGGTATGGGGACAAATATTATTTATCCTAGTTTAAGTGAAAAATATAAAGAATTAATTGATACTGAAGTTATTAATTTAATAAATGAAGCGTATCAATGTTCAGAAATGATTATTTTAAATTCAAAAAGTTTAATATATGAAACTGCAGAAATATTAAAGAAAGATAAATTAATAAAATCAGAATTTTTATATGAATTAGTTGAAACAAAATATAGTTATTTAAAAAATTTAAAAATTGAATTTGAATAAATTAGAAAATGGGTTAACTCATAGTGCGTTAAATGAAAATATAATTAAGGGAACATATGAAACACCAAAAAAATATGTATACACGAAAAATCAAGAAGAATTATTTATAAAATCTCAATAAAAATGAGTGTTTTATATGAGAGAAAGGTGTAAAAAATTATAATAAATATAAAAATAATATTTTATATTTATATAAATATAAAAATGAACTTAAAAAGAACATTATTATGCATATTTTTATTTTTGATTTGTCTTTTTTTCTTGAAATACTTAGAAGGTGTTAAATTACAAATCTAAACTAACTGTATTACTCGCTGATTTTTTTCGTCGTCCACTGCGTTTGGGCATATTACCTTCTGATTGCAAATCTTTTAAATCGCTAATACTAATAGTACTATTATCATTTGTTTGAGTTTGTTCTTGAATATTAATAGTTTTAGTTTTTAATCCAGAGAGAATTTCAGAAATATCACTTGGTCCTTTCATTTCTGGACGTGGCATTCTTCTAGTTGTTCTATCTTGATAATCAGGTCGTTCAAAATTCTCTCTAAGATTGATTCCATCTTCTGTAAAATTGCTGGAACTCATATTTAAATCAGGACGATTTCCATAATTATTATTACCAGGTCTAGATACAGGAGGTGGTATTGAATTTGGACCTTGTGTTGCCATAGCTGGAGGTGGTCCAGACCCTCTAGGAACTTCAGGACTCATTAAATTGCTCATAAAACCGGAAAATCCTGGATTTGTTTGAGCCATAGAATTTACTGCTGCACTTTGGAAAGAACGCATTAAATCAGGATTTTGTCTTAAAATATCATCCATACCTGGCATTGAACTTTTAAACATGGTGTTTGTCATATGAACCATCATTGCACTTCCACCAAGTTGAAATAATAATTTTAATTCAGGCGCCATGGTTGCTTTACTTTTATACTTTTCATGCAATTCACCAAAAATTTCATCATAATCTGTCATATTTTCTTGAATTTGTTCGCTCCAACCATCTAATTTAATATCAAATGGATCAAATTTATTATTTAAAAATTCAATACCATTAATACACGCCATTAACATATTTCCTTGAAATTTAACTGAATTTTGTTTGCTTTTCTCTTCCATAATAGTTTCATATTCTCCTTGCATTTCTTGTAAAGAAGACTCCATTGAATATTTTTTTGATAATTCAATACCTTTTTTTTCTAACGCTTCTAGTTTTCTTAAATATTTGAATTTCTCACGAAGCAATTCATCTTTTGACATTTTAGGTTCTAAAGGAACTTGTTTATCTGGATTTAAAGGTATATTATTAAATTTTCCAAATCCATCCCATGTTTTATTATTATTTTCTGTTTTTGCTGTTGATTCACCAATTGTATTGTCATTCAAATTAAATTGAATTGGTGTATCATCAAAAGACACGCTTGGTTTGTTAAAAAAATCAGATTTTGGTTTAAAACTATTAACTGGCGTATCATCTACTAAATTATTTAATTCCATTTCTAAATTAGTTAAATCATCTAAATTAATATCACTTGATTGATTTTCATTATCTTTCACTTTATCATTCATAAGTAATTCTAATCCACCTCCAAAATTAGTTGATTTATTAAAATTTTCATTTAAATTATTGCTAAAATTCAAATCCGTTATTTCTGTTAAGTCATCCATTTATGTTTATTGATTAACTAGAACAATTAATTTTAAGTATTACGAATTAAAATATATATTATTTTATATTTTAATTTAATTTAATTTCTTCTTTTTGTTGATTTTTTTCCTTTTGTTGATTTTCTTACTTTTCTGGATTTTCTTCCTTTTCTAGATTTTCTTCCTTTTCTGGATTTTTTTATTTTTCCACCCATTGCATCAGAACCATCATAATAAATAGTATCATCTGTAATATTATTTGGATTATTTTGTGGTTGTTCTATTTGTTCAACATGAGTATAATCATGTCTATTTAATTCATTTGCGTATACATTTTCTGTACTATCTTTATTACAATAAATAGTATATAACGCTGATAAGGTTGCTAAACGTGTATTATCAATATCATCTGGTAATTTTTTTGTAGATAAATTATAAATTCCCTTTTTTTTTGCAGAATTAACAAATTCGCTGTATTTGTCACACATATAATATAATAATAAAAAAGTAAAATTAAAAAAGTAAAATTAAAAATTATTATGATTATTAATAAACCATAAACCTTGTAAAAATGAATCTGCTAAATCATCTTTTTTTAAATGTTGATTAAAAAAAGTTTCCCAATTTTGATAATTAGAATGTTGTATTAATATTTCTAGTGTTTTTTGAATACTTAATTTTTTACGATCACTATATTTTGTTTTTTCTATTTTCTCTCCATTTAGTGGAGTATAAAACATTTTTAATTTATTTGATGCAGAAATGAATTTTATATAATCTACAGTAATATTAGACATTATAAAATATTGCATAATCATTCCTTGAATTGTTTTCATTCTTGTAGCAATTGGACTAATTTGATTTTCAATAATAACATAATCAATTTTCTCTTCATTTTCAAATAAAACATTAAATTTATTTTTTATGTTAACTCCAATATCAAATAAATCAATTTCAGAAGCGTTTTTACACTCAACTTTTTGAAAATAATTATTTTGAATTGTTTCATTAATTAAATCAATTAAATCAGTTTTTTTGATTTTATTATTATATTTAATATTATGTTTATCTGCAATTTCATATAATTTTTGTATTTTTTGTTTATTTATAAATGAAGGCATTTGCTCTGTTGTTGGAATCTGAAATGTTTGTTTTTTTGAATGTTTTAAACAATAACATTTATCATTTTTTTTAAATTTAGCAGGTTTATTGCAAATTATATTTTTATCAATAAAACTACAAGATAATATTTCACTTTCAGAAATATTAATGATATCCCATTTTTTGATAATAAATAATTGATTATTTTCTAATTTCTCAAAAAGACAGAACGCTAAATTTTTTATTCCAACATCAATAGAGAGAATCTTCATTTTATTATTCATGTATATATTTTTATATTTGTATATTTGTATATTTGTATATTTTTATATTTGTAAAAATCTATTTACTCATTGTTAGATATAATCCAAAAACAGTTAAAAATATACCAATTACTTGTTTATAATTATACTTTTCTTTAAACATAAAAATACCAACAATCATTAGTAATATAACTGAAATTACTTTTGTTAATAAACCATTTATTAATGGAGTATTATGCTTTTTATCTAGTTGAATTAATACAATAGATGAAAAAACGGTTATAAAAGCAATAAGAACAAAATAAACTACTTGAAGAATTGTTAAATTTAAAATTTTATTTATTAATTTATCTATAAATTTATTATGAAAAAATAATTTGTATAAAAAATATAAAAAAACAAAACAAGCAACAAAAAAAGTATTAATAAATAAATACTCATGTATTTCTAAAGATTCTAATATATGTTTTCTAAAATATGGATTAAATGTTTTTAACAATTGAGTAATTGCTACAAAAAAATACATATAAAAATAATATTTATATATGTATTTATTTTAAATAATGATTTAATAAATATTTGATTGATTTATATTTGCCTGACTAATTGTAGGTGCAATTAATCTAGAATTTAATTGTTCTCTTGTTAAATATGGATTTTTTAAATTACTATTACAATATCCAAATCCAGGACGATTTGTATCAAATATATTTTTAAATTTATAAGGAACATTATCAGAAGGTGTTTTGTCAGTTTGAAAATGAGGATCTAATCCTAGTGTATAACAAGCTTCTGAGTTATTATAATTCATAATTTGAATTCCGTGTTTTTGTAAATATTGACGGTAACTCCAATTTGAGTTTATACCTTCTTGAGTTTGTATTCTCTCATTAATAACTGCATCTGGTTGCCAAGATGCATAATTTCTTCCATCATTCATTATCGGTGGAAAATTAAAATGAGTATTATTTGATCCAGAATAACAAGTTGCCCATGCACACATATATTCTATAATAATAATAAAATTTATTTAAATATTATTTATTTTAATTATCAATTCCTAATAATTTAAGCAATTCATGTTTTTTCAATTTAGAAACATCATTTGATAATTTTTTGTCTTGTACAATATTTTTCAATTTTTGTAAAGACATTTTTTTATAATCAATAGATTCTGAATTATCCAAGTTTTCCAAATTATCCAAATTATTATCTTCTAAATCAATATGAATAATTTTGTTTGAACCATCATTTAAATTTATATTTTGCTTTTCTTTATCATTTTCATCTAAATTAAATTCTTCTATATAAGTATCATCTTTTATATTAGATCTTTCTTCAATTATTACTTTATTGTCTTCTTCATTTATTTCTAAAATTTCATTCAATACTAAATTAGAAGTGTCATTTTCTTCATTAGAATTTATTTTTAAAACTTTAATATTAAATTCTTCATTGTGACAGTTTTCATCAACTTCAAAACTATCATTCTCGCTCTCACCCTCATCTTCATCTTCATCCTCGTTTTCATCTTCATCCTCGCTCTCATTTTCATCCTCTCTGTCATCTTCATCATCTGTTTCATCTTCTTCGTCATCCGAAACAGGAATTAATTTTAATCTTGGTTCTTCTAAAGAAATGTCAATATTACTGTTTTGCATATCTATTTGATTCAATGTATGACCGAATGTAATTCTTATATTATTCATATCTTCTGCTAAAGTAGAAACCAAACTAAACATAGAAGTAATTTTATGATTTTGTTCTCTTAGTTTACTTTCAAAATAAACAACCATCATAGCAGAAACAAGCACTAATATTCCTAAAAACATTAAAAAAGTAGGATTAAATAAATCACTTAATGAGGCCATTTTATTACAAAAAGAATATATTAATTAATTAATGAATTAACGAATATTATAAAAATATAAAAATAAAAATAAAATATAAAATATAAAATATAAAATATAAAATATAAAATTGCTATAAAATATTGTCAATTATTTCTTTGGGATAATTCATTTCTGTTAATACATTAATACCACCTTTTACATCTGAAATACCTGGTTCTAATTTATACATATATTTCAAAATATTATTTTGTTTCATTGTTCTCATTTTACAATTAATAATTCCATCAATATTTTCTAATTTTTTACATACATTTATAAAATGTGTTGTTAGTATTGAAAATACTTTTTTGTATTTTTGTAAATAAAGCATAAATGATGAAGCGCTATTTTCCGCTTCTTCTGGATTTGTACCTGAATATATTTCATCAAATGCACAAAAATGTGTATCTGTTTTATTATTATTTATATAATCAATAATTTCTTTGCATCTTCTAGCTTCTGCTTGAAATAAACTATCGCGCCCAGAAGTATCTGGAATATTTAAATAACAATGTATATGATCAAATGGTTTAAATTTTGCAGAATCATAAAATGCACAACCAAACTGTTGTGTAAATATAATATTTATTAAAACTGATTTTAAAATAGTTGTTTTACCTGATGCATTTGGACCTGTAATAATTAAATTATTATTAAAATGAATAGTATTTTTAATAGGAGATTCATTTTTTAAACAAGCGTAGTAATTGTTTTTAAATACACTTTTATTTGATTTTTTAGATTTTTTATTTATAAATGATGCATAATTTATTTTTCCTTCTAAAATATTTTCTTGTAATCCTTCTATACAATCAATATAACCATTAAATCCAATAGAATATAAAATAAGGTTGTCAAATGTTTTATCTGTATGCAATTGATAAAAGTATTTTAATAAAGTACCAATTTCTTTAATTTTTGTTAAATTCATAAATTTATATTCTGATATATTTGATAATTTAAAATAAACATCTTTTAATAAAACAAGTTTTTCTTTAAGTAAATCATTAAATATTTTGTGAGTATTAAATTTATCAGAATAACTAATATAATTTTGCATTCTATTAATAGTATCATTTAAATATATTTTTATTTCTTTAAAATGATCATGAATCGCAATCATATTTTTATGAAAACGAATACAAACCATAATATTTTGATAAATAGAAAATAAATAAAATCCAGCAGAAACAAATATATATATTTGATCTTGAAATGGTATTTCATTAAAGTTAGCAGTTAATAATTTTCCTATTGAATTTGTTTGTGCAAGTACTTTTAATATTGCACAATAGTGTTCAATTGAAATATCTAATCCTTTTACTTTAATTATTAAAAATGGAACAATTAGTAACAATAAAGGCATAAGAAGTGAAAAAATAGGAGAGAATAAATTATATAAACTCATAAATTGTAAAAAAAATTCAGACGTATTTAACCATTCTAATATTTCCCAATCTACATAATAATATTTTTCTTTAAATCCTGATTCTATTTTTAATTCAGACCATATATCTATTATTTTTTGATAATTTTTTGATTTATTTTTGTATTTATTTTTTATTGGAATATACTCTTGTAAAAGTTTTTGATTTTCTTTTAAATAATTTATATCTGTTGTATAATATTTTGCAAATTGTTCATTTATTTTTATAGAAACATCATTATCATTATTAAATAAAAATGTATAAATTGGATTACACGATGAATCATTTGTTTGATTATTTATTAATTCTAAATCTTTTACTATATTTTCTTTTATTTCTACTTTTTTTTCATTATAATAAATTGGTAATTTAAATACATCATTTAATTTATTTAATAAATTATTAGTTTCAAATTGTTTTTCATTATTATTTTCATTATTTTTATCATCATTTTCTTGTGATTTGTCATTTTGATTAGTATTCATTATATTAAAATAAGAAATATAATGAATTTATTTTACGCATAGTCAATGTACGAATGTAGATTATTTATCTAAACACAAGATAAAAAACCAAAATCAATTGGCATTTCTTCAATTTCGCATGAATAATGTTTTTCAATTTCTTTTAGTTTATAAACATCCCTCCTAGTAATAAAATTAATACCTACACCCTTTCTACCCCATCTACCACTTCTACCAATTCTATGTAGATATGTATGAACACATTTTGCTAAATCAAAATTAATTACAATACTAACTTGTTGAATATCAATTCCACGCGCTGTAACATTTGATGAAATAAGAACACGATATGTTCCAGTTTTAAAATCACTAAATGTTTTATCTCTTTCATTTTTATCCATATTACTATGAATTCTGCAAACAGGAAATCCATCTTCTGTCATGGCTTCAAATAGTTCTTGAACTCGTTTTACACTATTACAGTAAATAATACATTGTGATATAGATAAAAAAGAAAACAAATTTTTTAATGTAGCATATTTTTGTCGATCATCATCTACTGCAATAAAATATTGTTTAATACCTTCTAATGTCAACATTTCTCGTTTTACACTAATTTTTACAGGATTACGCATTATTTTATTAATAATTGGATAAATATGTTCTGGTAATGTAGCGCTAAATAAAGCAACTTGAACATTATTACTGAAATATTGAAATATGTTATAAACTTGCTCTTTAAAACCAAATGATAACATTTCATCTGCTTCATCTAAAATTACTAATTTAATATCTTTAGAAGTAATTTTATCACGACGCATCATATCATTTACACGACCAGGACAACCACAAATAACATGAGGAATATTTTTATCTAAAAATATACTTTTATCTTCCATTGTTGAACCACCAAAAACAGTTTGAACACGCAAATTATCCATCATAGATCCTAAATTAATGAATACTTTTGCTGTTTGAGTAGTAAGTTCTCTTGTTGGTGATAAAACTAATATTTGAGTACTATTAATAGTCGTATCAACATTTGCCAACGCTCCAATTGTAAATGACGCTGTTTTACCAGTTCCTGATTGCGCTTGAGCAATTATATCTTTTTTTTGAATTAAAGGACGAATTGCTTTTTGCTGAATAGGACTAGGTTTTTCAAATCCATAAGCAAAAATTCCTCTTAATAATTTGGGATCTATTTCTAATTCATCCCATGATTTTATTTCATATGAAGAATTGTATATCTCTTCATCCGTGTTACTATTGCACTCAAACAAATCCCTTTCAACTGTATTCATTATTTTATATAATTATTAAAATCTATTTAAGTGTATTTATAATTATTATATAAAAAAATTGATATAAATATATAAAGTTAATATTATGAAAAATGTCAGCGAAAATAGCAAAATACTCTATTGATAATTTTAAATATATTTTAAATCAAGGATTTGATTTTCAAATACCTGAAAATACTATTAAAATTATTTCTGAGTTAGCGTTAGAAGTAGGTTCTCCAGATTATGTAAAAACTCCTGTTTTTCAAAAAAAAGAAAATCCATTAAAAACTGAATTATTATCACTACCTATTAATACAAAAAAAAATAATAGACGTAATAAAAATAAACCAACAGAAATTGTAAATGATGAAGACTGGGAAGTATTTAGAACTTTTCAAACAACAAAATTGAAAAATACTACGGGAATTGATGCAGAAATAGATTCTATTCGTAGTAATTTGAATAGATTGAATGATAAAAATTATGTAGAAATATCTAATAAAATTTTTGAAATTATTGATAAAATAATAGAAAGTAATACAAATAATGAAGATGTTACAAAAGTAATAAATGTAATATTTGATATTGCTTCTAATAATCGTTTTTATTCAAAATTATATGCTAACTTATATACAGATTTATCTTTAAAATATGAATTAGTTAAAGCACTTATAGATACAAATTTATCAAATTTTACAGAATTATTTAATAATATTGAATATGTGGATCAAGAAGTAGATTACAATAAATTTTGTGAGATAAATAAAATAAATGAAAAAAGAAAAGCGCTAGCGTCATTTTATTTAAATCTTATGTTGAATAATATTATATCAAAAGATGTTATTATAAATATAACTAGGTTATTATTATTTAATATTTATACATTTATAAATGAAGAAAATAAAAAAAATCAAGTAGATGAAATTGCAGAAATAGTTTCTATATTATACAAAAATGAATTATATAATGATAATTATGAAAAAATTGATGGATTTTCTATTAATGAAATTATAGAAAAAATTGCCAAAAGTAATGTAAAAGATTATAAAAGTTTAACAACAAAAACTATTTTTAAATTTATGGATTTAATTGATATGTAAAAATAAATTTAAACGTAATATAATATAATATATAATAAAATGGATAATAAAATGGATAATAATGAAAATATATTTTTTTTTATAAATGAAGAAGAAACAAATGAACAAAATGAAATAAATGAAGTTGATTTTGAATTAAATCATTTATTATTTGATTCAAAAGATACAATACAAGAAGATTTTATTTTTAAAATGGTTGAATACAATGACAATTTTACTGTAAAAGAATTATTATTAATATGTGAATATTATGAAATTGCAAAAGAATTAAAATCAAAAAAATGTAATAAAGATGAAATTATTCAATTTTTAATTTTATTTGAAACTAATAAAGAAAATGAAAATATCGTTATAAAAAGAAAAAAATTGTGGTTTTATATTGATGAATTAAAAAAAGATAAATTCATGAAAAAATTTATTATATTTTAATTATTATTTTATTATAATCTTTTCTAATTACTATTTGATTTATATTTTTATATGTAAATAAATTATATAATTATATAATTATATAAATATATTATGATAGATATTGAAACTATAAAGAATATTATAAACCCTTGAAGAATAAAAATAGGACAGACAAGATATTTTATTTTTTAAGAGACGGATTCCAGTGCTGGTTTGACACCATGACAGGTTTTTATGTGGGAAAACTTTTGGTTCTTCTACGTGAAATGGATTTTGACGTTTGTTGGGTTCGTTTTCTCGTGGCAGATTTTGCGCGTGTTGGAGGATTCGGATATTGTTTATCCAGTTGTGCAACCATTTTTTTAGGAGATACTATAGAATATGATAATGACGATTCAATAGATTCTGGACTATTCTCGAATGAATCGGAACTATTTTGCCATTTTGTGCGTTTCATTGGTACTTCTCCTACATAAATTTTTGTAATGTCTCTTTCAATTTTACGAAGTTGTTCTTCATTTCCTGTAGTTGTTTGGAATATTTTTCTTTGTTCGAATAGTTCGTCCAATGCTTCTAATCTCTTCTTTTTTATTTCAGACATGTTATCTGTAATATAGACAAATCTTGATTTGTTTCGCCAGAAATCAATTGTGGATGAAATTGCATCTATTTTAATGCAAACAAAACCGACACGCATTGCATTTTTATAAAACCATGTAAATACATTTGAACCCGATACTCGGCGTTCATCAAGTGGGATACTTGTATTTATTGCGAATGTATAAATATAAATAAACGGATCTTGTTTTTCCAAATCATCCATAAACTGAATATCATATGTGATAAATGCTTGAATATTTTTTACCCCCTTTTTATTTTTGGTATAAAAATAAATTGTATTATTACTATCTTCTTGAATATGATCTATAATATGACTTAAATTCAACAAACCAAATGAATCATCTTCATCATACACTTTTTCAATACTATCAAGAAGTCGCGTTTCCAATTCTTCAGAAAAAGGAACTACTATTACATTGGACGCATATTTTTTCAATAAATCGACTTTATAATTTAGTTCGGATATTTTTGTATTGAATTTTTTCGCTATTTTCGAATTTTCATTATCAAATGTGTAATTTTGTTCTCTTATAGTAAAATAGATGGGTTCTGTCATATAGAATATTTATATATTAAAAAACTTATATTATTAAAAAATATTATAATATTAAAAAAATATTATAATAAAATATAAAATATAAAATGGTTTTATCTAAATTAAATAATGATATTAGTTATCCAGAATTAAAAAGTGTTGATTCAGGAGATTTAAAAACAGAAGCGAATTTATATCAAATTGAAATATATGGTATTGATGTTATTATTGCTATTGGAAATGCAAAAAATACATTTGAAGATAAAAATATATTATATTTTCCAATTTATTTGGTGAAACATAATAATAAAGTTATACAGATTGGGTTATATGAAATAAGAGCAACTGATTACTTATCTTATTTAGATGAAGATAATAATTTAGATATAGAAAATACAAATGAACCATTAATTTATTCTTTTGCTAACGCTATTTTTTTATCTAAAATGAGATTAACACCTGAAGTACCACTAAGAAAAGTATTAGAAGAAGGAGAAGAAAGTGAAGATGAAAAAGATGAAAACGATGAAATAGAATATAATGAAGATTATGAAATTCCACAAGAAAGAAAAGATATTTTTACTTTAACAAATGGTATTATTTTACAACCATTATTAAGAGAAGAAACTAAAGAACAAGCGAAAGATTATAGAGAGAAATATCATGCATCACCTAAGGACTTATGGGTAGAAAAATTTATGAAAAATAAAAATTATAGTATTACAGATAATGAAGGTGGAGGTGATTGTTTATTTGCAACTGTTCGTGACGCTTTTTCAAGTATTGGTCAACAAACATCAGTAAATAAAATAAGAACAAAATTATCAAATGAAGCAACAGAAAAAACTTTTTTAGATTATAAAGAACAATATGATATGTATAACGCTGCTTTAATAAGAGATACTACTTTAATAAAAGATTTAGAAGGACAATATATTATATTACAAGAAAAATTTGCTAGTGTTATTGACAGAAATGAGAAAAAAATGATTGCACATCAAGCAACTGAAGTAAAAAAACAACATGACAAATTAGTTAATGAAAAAAAAATAACAAGTCAAATATTAAAAGAATTTAAATTTATGAAAGGAATTGATACTTTTGAATTGTTTAAAAATAAAATAAAGAAATGCGACTTTTGGGCGGATACTTGGGCAATTTCTACATTAGAGAGAATATTAAATTTTAAATTTATTATATTATCAAGTGAAAATTATAAAAATGATGATTTTAAAAATGTATTAAATTGTGGAACAACAATTGATAAAATATTACAAGAAAGAGGACGTTTTTTACCTGAATTTTATATTATTCTTGATCATACAGGTGATCATTATAAATTAATTGGTTACAAGAAAAAATTAATTTTTAAATTTATAGAATTACCATATGATTTAAAAAAAATGATTCATGACAAGTGTTTAGAAAAAAATTCAGGATTATTCTCATTAATTCCTGATTTTCAAAAGTTTAAAGCAGGCGTTTCAAAGTCGCTTATTAAAGAAGCGCATTATGAAGATCTTACAGAATCTAAATTGAGAGGATTATATGATGATGATGTTGTTTTTCAATTTTATGCAAAATCTTTGGATAAACCATTACCAGGAAAAGGAAATGGAGAGAAAATTCCTAATATGAAATTAAAAGAATATTCTGAACTAGCAACTATACCACAATGGCGTAAAAAATTGTCTGATTTTTGGGTAGAAAATTTTACATTAGATAATCATAAGTGGGCGTCTGTAGAACATTATTATCAAGGATCTAAATTTAAACGTATGCATCCAGATTTTTATTTAAGTTTCACTCTAGATTCAGGAACAGATTTATCTAAAGATCCTATAATGGCTAAAGCAGCGGGAAGTAAAACAGGTAAATACAAAACAGAATTATTGCGCCCAAAAGAAGTAGAAATAGACCCTGATTTTTTTGGAAAAAGACATAAAAAAGAATTATATGCAGCGCAATACGCTAAATTTACTCAAAATGAAGATTTGAAAAACTTATTATTAGCAACAAATAATGCAAAATTAACATATTTTGTAAAAGGAAAAGAACCAGAAGTGTGCGATGAATTAATGTTAATTCGTGAAAAAATTAGACGTAATGAATTATAAAAAAAATGTTCAAAGATTTACACCTTTCCTCATTTTATACCTTGAAAAATAACTTAAAAAATAAACATATATTTTTTAAATGAAACATATATTTAGTAACTTACCGCGTGATATAATAAATTATATTCTTTTATATGATGAACATTTTATTATGAGAAAAGGGGAAATTATTTCTATTATTCCAAAAACAGATGATAGATATCGTGTACTCCATTTTATTACGTTTCGTTTAGAATATTTTGAAATTTATAATAATGAATTAAGATACAAGTATTTTTTTCCTAATCTATATAATTATGAAGGAAGGCAAATGAATAATTCTGATGTTATTCAAATAGATGTAAATGAAAATGATGATTTTATAAAATATTCAGTTTGGATTGGAAAACAGTATCCAAAATCCATTAATCGTAATAAATGTCGTCAAATGTATTATATTGAAAATTCATTACATTATAATTGGGTTTACACTCAATATGAATATATAAGAACATAATTATTTTGGTGTTTTTACGATAAAAGGTTTAAAATATATAATAAAATATATAATAAAAATAAAATATAAAATATAAAAATCAATTTGTTTCAATAAATTCAATTCTTTCATTTGGTGTTAATAATCCCCAAAATATATTTACTTGTTTATTTGCAGATTCTTTATAAAAATTAAAAATATAATTATTAATTTGTTTTTTATCATTTAATGAGTAATTGCGACGAAAAAAATGATAATAATTATCTACATAACAAGTGTTATTTTCTTCATTTTTATTTAGATAAAGAATAATATCATTTACTAACCAATATTTATCTTCTGGTTCAAGATCTCCAATTTTATTAATCCAATATTGATAATATTTTTCAAGAATTATTTTTTTTGTTATATTATAATTTATAATATCTTCTATTAATTTTTTGTTTTGAAACTTATAAGTATAAGATATTATTTTATCTTGAATTTCATTGGGTAATTTTGCAATTTTATTTATCATTTTATTATTTTATTATTTATTATTTTATTATTTTATAAAAATGAACATAATTATGATGTAATTATGCAATTGCTACCTTGTTCATTTATTTTTGGTGTATAATTATTAGGACAACAACCATACCTTGTTCCTGCACATCCACCAATAGGTTTAGGAACATATGGGTTTGGTCCTGGAGGTGGAGGTGGAACATTCGGATATCCTGGTGGGGGTTTATAACTAGGACAATTTGTTCCATAAAAATCAATTTTTGAATTTACACCATCAGGACAGCATCCATAAACAGTTTGAGAACAATTTCCATCTTCTGCTTTTACTTGCACATTTACTGTTTGCAAAGATATATGATTTAATAAAATTAAAATAAAAAGTATAATTCCTAAAATAATAATAATATAACTATCCATATAATATTATTATAACAAAATTTAAATATACAAAATTTAAACATACAAATATTAAATTATTCAATTATTTCACAATTTAGCATTTCTTTTATATATCTGATACTACATGTTTCTACTAATAATCCATTGGCATAAATTCCGTAATTTCCAAAATAATTTTCATTTTCTAGAGCAAAATGCCATACTTCAAATTCTTTTTCTTCATTATAAGGTTCTGCTTTCTCATCAAAACAAACTGGTAAACGATATTTGTCACCAGTAATAAATATATCATTTAGTAGATTTTTTATATCTGTTCTTTGTTCGTCTGTTATATAATTAACTAAAACAGAATGTGCACCAGTAATATATAAATCTTCAAATAATTCAGGATAATTTGCATTTGTTAATTTATATAATCCATCCTTGTTCTTTTTATCTTTAAATGTATTGTAAAGGTTTGATTTGCAAATTACTTCTATTTTTTTATATCCATCAAGAGAAGTTTTTACTTTCATTCCTTTTCTTAATTTTTCAATTAAAATATATTCTTCTAAATTAGTTTCTTCATTAAAATATAATATTTTAGTACCTTTTTTGAAACAAGCGCTATTTAAAGTTATGTATGAACCAACTCCGATATAACCATTACCATTAATTGGAACAATAGAAAAAGTATAACTAGTATTAGGAGATAAATTATTTATTGTATAAGTTGTTTGTTGTATAGGTTGTGATGTAAGTAAAACACCATTTTGAAAAACATTATATGCTATTGTAGATGAGTTTCCATATGAAGTAGGTTTTACCCAGTTTAAAATAATTGTACCAAAAAATGAATAACCGGTTAATAAATTTGGTGAAGTAGGAAAAACAGATACAAATGGTAAACTAGAATCATTATTATTAATTAAAGGGTTAACTTCACTAAATACACTTGAATCGTTAAACAAACTATTATTTGAATCATTGTTATAAAACAAATCCATTTATAAATAATATAAATAAAAAAATAAAGTAAATAAAAATAATTCTAAAACTTTAGAAAAAATAATAGAAAAATTATTTTTTTTGTAAAAAAAAAAATATTTATTTAACGTATAATGGCTGCTAATGTTTATGCGAATAAACCTTTTTTGACTCAGCAAATGAGTGCTTTGTTAAACTCTAGTTTTACACAGGCTGGCGCTACAGGTTTTACTGTTGCCCAAAGTGGAACAACATTAACTGTTTCTGGAATTTCAGGTAATCCAATTACCTTGGGAACTTTTATTAGCATTACTGGTGCAACTGCTGTTGGTGTTTTAGCGCCACTTAGTGGTGCAACTGGTGGCGATGGTAGTTATTTAGTTGATATTTCACAGACTGTTTCTGCTTCAACTGCTGCTTCTATTGCTGCATATAATGTAACTGTTCAAGATGCTTTAAAAACAGTATTGGATAATCCTTATGGCGCTTCTAGTGTTGTTGCTGGATTGACTGGTGCAGTCAATTATTATCAATTAATTGCTTCTTCTGTATCTGTTCTTAACGGAATAAATTCTACTAATACTACTGGATCTGCTACAACAGGAAAAAATGGTGTTAGATTAATGTTTGTAATGGATGATGGAACACCAATTTTAGATACTGGAAAATGTACATTGTCTGCAAGTAATACAAATCAAATAGTATCTTTATTAAGCAGTGCGACAACTGCTTCAGGTGCTCCTCTAGGAAATAGTTTTATAAATTTTGCTAAAAAAATATTTATTGCTAGTACTGCATATTCTGGTTCTACTAACAATACTGACGTTAATGGAAGTGAAACACTAGTTTATGGTACTGCTGGCGGTAATAGTATTAATGAAAATCATCACACCAGACCTGAATTTCTTGGCGCTTTATTTAAAGATAGTGGAATTGCTTTTTCTAAAAGATATTCTTCTTCCGTTGCTGTTCAAAATTTATACATGGCACAACGTTTTGGTGTTGGTTCAGAAGAGAATTTAGGAGCTGTAAGATTAAATGTTCCTGTTTATTATGTTTAAATAATAATTTCATTTGATATAATTTAATAAATAATTTCATTTGATATAATAAAATGAAATTATCTAAAAATAGTGAACAAATAATGTTATTTTTTTCAAAAAATAAATACATAAATAATATAAATCAACCAAAAAAAACAAATGATATTTTTTTTGACTTATACAATGATATATATGAATCTTATAAGTATTTAAATAATTTGAAAAAAAATAAATACTTTCATATTTCTATAAAAAAAATTACAAATAAAAATCAAATTGTTAAACCTAAAAATTTCAATTCAAAAAGTTTTCCTGATATTATAAGAAAACACATTGATGAAACTTCTGTTTTTGAAATTGTTTATACATTTTCTCTCTTTGAACGAGATATTAAAATTATTTTTGTTTTAGAAAATGAATATATAGAACATGATATTAATAAAAGTATAAAAAAATACAATGATTATATTGACACAATTATTATGTGGTTATATATATTAAATTTATATTCATCTAAAAAATGTGCAAATACATTAGTTGTTTATTTTTATTTTACTTCTCTTAAAAAAAATTTACCTTCTTCAAAAATTATAGTATTAGATGAAATGCATGTAAATACTGCTTTTACTACAAGTTGTCCAAAAGATTCTGAAATTGTTGTTTTTCGCAAAGAAGAATGGTTTAAAGTATTTATTCACGAAACATTTCATAATTTTGCTTTAGATTTTTCTGATATGAATACTTCAGAAGTGCATAAATGTATTTTAAGTATTTTTAAAGTAAATTCATTAGTTAATTTATTTGAATCTTATACAGAATTTTGGGCGGAAATAATGAACGCACTATTTTGCAGTTTTTTTTCATTAAAAAATAAAGAAAATATAAATGAATTTCTCTCAACTGCTGAAGTACTCATTCATTTTGAGAGAAAATATAGTTTTTTTCAATTAGTAAAAACATTGAATTTTATGGGGTTAAATTATAGTGATTTATATTTAAATAATAAACATAGTCAAACTCTTAGAAATCATCTTTATAAAGAAAATAGTAATGTTTTAGCTTACTATATAATTAAAACAATTTTAATGAATAATTATCCTCTTTTTTTACAATGGTGTAAAAGAGAAAATTTTTCTCTCTTGCAATTTAAAAAAACAATTTCAAATCAAATAAAATTTTGTGATTTTATAAAAAAAAATTATAAAACAAAAAGTATGTTGGAAAATGTAGATAATACTCAACATTTTTTATATAATTTAACAAAAAAAAATAATAATAATTATGATTATGATTATCTTTTGTCAAATCTACGTATGAGTATTTGTGAGTTAGGATAGTATAAATTTATTTTTTATTTTTTATTTTTTATTATCATTATTTATACTTATTGAATGAATTTTACAAAAATTTTTATTTAACTCACAATTTCGTCCGCAATTTTTATTATTTTTGTTTTTTTTTGTGCAAATGTATTTATATTGACCATTTCCAATACTTTTCTTATTTTCCTTCCAAGCAGCGCTTGCATTATCAAAGTCAATATTTACTTCAAATAATGCGGTTTTTTCGTATGTAGTTTGACTTCTTGTTTTCATTTCTTTAAATTACTTTTATAATATATTAATAATCTAATTATTTGTTTCAATTTTATTAAAAAAATAAAAAAATTAAATAAAAATTAAATAAAAAATTAAATAAAAATTATAATAATGTAATTATGAATAAAGTGAATAATGAAATAATTGAATGGAAATATTGTAGATGGTTGGTTTTATCTTCTTTTCTAATGATGTTCCCATGTGTATACAGTTATTATCATAAAATGTATTTTTATACAGTAACAACATTTGCTACTTCTTTAGTATCTGCTAATTATTGGAGAAAACCTAGATATGATTATAGAAGAAATTTAGATTTAATTTTTTCCAAATTATCATTTATTATATATTTTTCAAATGGGATTATTTATATATATGAAAGTAAAAATGTAGTAGATTTTACAAAAATTAATATGATTTTAACTTTGTTTGGAATAATTTATTGTTATTATTTTTCAACAAAATTGTATAAATTAAAAAATAATAATTGGTGGAAATATCACATCTTATTTCATTTATTTGTAACTTATGAAAAAATGATTATTTTGCATCTTTTATCATTTAGAGTAATACATATAAAAAAAATTGAGTATTATTAATTCATTGTAATCAATATGTAAAAATAACAAAAAATATATGGGTATAAAAGATTTAAACAAATTTTTACAAGAACATGCAAACGAACACATAAAAAAAATACATTTCAATCAAATGTATGGCAAAAAGATTGCAGTAGATATTAGTATTTTTATGTATAAATATGCAGCAACAGGTAGTTTAATTGAAAATATATATTTAATGCTTTCAATATTTCGTTATTATCATATTATTCCAATTTTTATTTTTGATGGAAAATCGCCAAATGAAAAAAAAAATTTATTAATGCAACGAAAAGAAGAGAGAAAAAATGCAGAAAATGAGTATAACAATTTACAAATGAAATTAGATAGTAATTTTAATATGGAAGAATTAGAAAAACAAGAAATTATAAATAATATGAATAGTCTTAAAAAAAAATTTGTTCATATTTGCAAAAAAGATATTGAAATCGTAAAAAAATTAATACAATGTTATGGAGCAACATATTATGACGCACCTTATGAAGCAGATCAAATATGTGCATTATTAACAATAAAAGGTAAAGTTTGGGCGTGTTTAAGTGAAGATACTGACATGTTTGTTTATGGTTGTCCTAGAGTTATACGCTATTTTAGTTTATTAAATCATAACGCTATTATTTATGAAACAAAAGAAATTTTAAAAACATTGGATATATCTCAAATAGATTTGAGAGAAATATGTGTATTATCAGGTACTGATTACAATATAAATGATAAAAATGATTATCATTCATTTAATTTATACTCTTCTTTTAAGTATTTTAAAAAATATAAAAAATCAAAATGTGAAAAACAATTTTATGATTGGTTGTTAGAAAATATGAATTATAAAATTGATAATGAATTATTAATAAAAATTTGCAATTTATTTGATTTAAATATGTTAAATCACATAAATATAAAATTATTTGATAATATTAAAATTACTAATGGTCAAATATTTAAAAAAGAAATGAAAGAAATTCTTACCTTAGATGGTTTTGTGTTTAATTAAAAAAATTAAAAATATAATATAATAATTATTTTTTTAATTTATTTTTTAATTAACTAATTTAAACAGCGCCTACCTCCTTGTTTGCCTTAGCAAAATGAGGAGACATGTATCTCTGAAGATTGAAATAAGTCAACTCATCAGTTTTCTTAAGTTTCAAAAGAGCAGCTAGTTTAGAATCAGGATTAATTTTGCGACCATTCTCCTTATCCTGTAGATTATTGGTGCGAATGTACTTATTAATATCACGAGTTACCTCAGTACGAGCCATTTCAGTTCCCTTATCCTTTCCCAAAAAGTTTGCCAACTCATCAGAAATTTTGGTTGGTTTAACAAAACCAGAAGGAGCGCGGTTTCCTGCCTTGCGCTTGCGTTTGGAAGATTGTTTCTGAGCAACTTTAATTTCACGAGACCATTTTTTCTCCAAAGTTCTGAATTCAGTTTTAAGATTAGAAATCATCACACTAATCTGGTGCATTTTTGAAATAAATTCAATAGATTGCGCTGCAGTAGATACTTCATTATCAACCAATTCAACATCAGAAACAACAGGATCTGATACAACAGGTTCTGATACAACAGGAGCAACAACTTGTTCAACAGGAGTTTTCACTGCTTTCGTTTTCTTGGTTTTCTCAACAACAGGAGGAACTACAGATGCAGCAACAACAGCAGGCGATTCAATTTCGGCAGTTTTGGATGTCTTAGATTTAGTCATCTTATTATATAATACCTTAGTATTTACTTTTTAAGTAATTTAACGCAAATAATATTTATTGTTATGATAATATGGTATATTTAGTTATTTATTTTTTTGTTGTTGTTTTTTTTTGTTGTTTTTTTTGTTGTTTTTATTTTTTATAAAAATAAAATAAATAAAACTAAAATAAATTAAAACATTGAAAAAGCCATGGCAATGATTCCGCTGCTTCCATATTTACTAAAGTTAACGCTCCTAAAATATAATAAGCGCCTAATGATTTACTATCTTTATCTATACCAGTATTGACCATTTTTTCTAAAACATTTAAAATACTTTTTTTTATAGTTAATATATTTGCTTGTTCATTTAAATAATTCAAACTTAAATATCTAAAAGGATCTCCAAATGGAGGACATATATTACGTTTAATTTCAGTTGATATTTGTGCTCTATAATTCCAAATATCTTGTAATTCTCTTATAAAAATAATTAATTTGATCTTATTTAAAGAAAGAAACCATTTTGCATCTGAATAATTTCCTAAAGAATCTATTGTTTGAAATAATGATAATGCTTGCAATTCAACTGCTTTTTCATTTGAAACATTTTTACTATCATCTTCATAATTTAAATTAATATTTATTTTTAAAATTTTATTTAATTTTAATATTGATTTAATATCTTTTAATACTTTATTAGGAATAAAATTGCGGTTATAAGGATTTTGTACATTATTTCCTTTTAAAAATAAATTATAAATAGAAACAATATCAAAACCATATATAAAACCATCATCATCATTGTAACTAATAAATTGATTAAAACAAATATCTTCAATTGGTTCTAACGTAATAAAATCATTTGTATTTGTACATAATTTTCTATTTATTACTGCAGGTCCATGCAATTTTTTATATTTTTGTACAATATGTCTACGAAAATTTTTTTGTATTTTTATTATGTAAGATGAAAAGTATAAAAAAGAAAATATTCTAATTAAAAGTTCATGTTTATTTCCATTTATTTTTAATTTATAATGTTTTGCAAATAATTTTAATTGATTTAAATTATAATTGTAATTAGTAATATCATTAAAATTTTTAATAGTAGGAATAATAATATTATCATTATTCATTTTTATAGATTTTATTTTGACATTTGTTAATTCATTTAATAATAATTCTGATTTACATGTCATATAATTTACGTATGTATCAATATAATTATCATTATTTTTTATTTTCAAATGTGTTTTCATATAATGTCTATATATAATCTATATATTTTTCTTTTTGAATTATTTTGATATATTATTATATTATTATATTATATTACACTTCATAATAAAATAAATTAGGGTTATATAATACGTTATAATTATATCATAATTATATCATAATTATATCACAAATTAAATAAATATTTTATTGAAATCATTCATTTTACATAGAGTTTTTTATATTTATTTTTTTATTAAAAAAAAAATTGATTTAAAGATAACATGATTATATAACTTATACCTTATTGAAATGCAAACAGCAATTATTGACGCAACGAATATTGATACTTCTGTGTTTTCCTATAGTGCACCAAAAGCAAATCCTGCTGGCGGTAAAGTTGTTAATTTATTGAATAAAAATTTAAAAGAATCACTTACTTTAGCATTGCCATTAATGTTGACTTGGGGCGCTCAAGAAGGAAAAGATCAAAATAAAAATCCTACAGGAAAATACACAATGTCACTTCAATTTCCTAATAAAGAATACAGTAATCCAGATGCTGAAGCGTGTTTGCTTGGTATGCGTGCAACTGAAGCAAAAATTAAAGCAGACGCTATTACTTATTCTAAAGAATGGTTTGGAAAAACAATTACAAGTCCAGATGTTATGGAAGAAAAATTTAATGTAATGTTGAGACACCCTAAACTAGAAAAAGATAGCGCTGAAGTAGATTTAACAAAACCACCAACACTTACTCTTAAGTTGCCTTGTTGGAAGGGTGTTTGGCAATCAGAAATTTATGATGAAGATGGTGAACCATTATTTATTAAAGGAAGAAGTCCACCAGATGTTACTCCACTAGATTTTATTAAATCAAAAAGTCATGTAATTTGTTTGATTCAATGTGGCGGTCTTTGGTTTGTAAATGGAAAAGTTTCAATTACATGGAATTTGAAACAAGCAATTGTTCAAAAACCAAAAACATCATCTATTAAAGAAGGTGTTTGCTTTTTGAAACCTAAAGCATCAGATAAAGAAAAGTTAAAGTTGCTTTCACAAGATGAAGAAGATATTATTGATATTAATGATGTACCAAGTACTCTAGTAGAAGATAGTGATGAGGAAGAAGATTTTGAATTACCTCCACCACCTCCTGCATTGAAAAGACATGATTCAGTTGTTGCACCAGTAGACACGCCTGTGGAAACAGTTGCACAAGTTGAAACAGTTGCACAAGTTGAAACAGTTGCACAAGTTGAAACAGTTGCACAAGTGGAAACAATTGCACCAGTTGAAGAAGCGCCAAAGAAAAAAACTGTTGTTAAAAAAGTAAAATCAAAAGAATAAATATAAAAATTGTAATATAATAAAATATAAAAATTGTAATATAATAAAAATATTTTTTTTATAATTTTATTTGTCATAAATTAATATTGTATCATAACCTCTACTTTCTAATTTATAATTTATAGAACAAAATAAATCTATAATTTCATCTACATTTATTGAATCTGTATGTTCATTTGATTCAAAAAGTATTTTATTAGGATAAAAAATATCAGGTAGACTTTTTATATAAAAAAACAATGATTTTAAAATAATACAATCATGACCTTCTGTATCTATTTTTAAATATTTAACATTTCTTACACTATTTTGATAAAATAACTCGCTTATAGTTATTACATTTATTTTCTCTATTTTACACAATTGTGTAACATTATGTTTTATATGCAATGGATGATAATCATTTATACAATTACAACCTTTAAACCAATATGGTAAGTTATAATAATTTATAACATCTTCTGGTATGTAATAAACATCTAAAAATGAATTAACATTAGAAATTCCTACATTAATTTTTTTAACATTTTTTTTATTAGGTAATTGATCTAAATAATATTTTATAATATCAACTGAAATACCTTTGGTATTATCATCTGATAATTCTATTAAAGTATCAAAATTACTTGTTCCAATTTCAATAAAATCATAATCAATTAACTTCATATTTTCAAATGATTTATTTATAAAATAATTTATTGGCATGTTACTTTCTAATATTTCTTTTTCTGTTTTATCTTTTAAATTTAAATATACTGAACTTACTAAAACTATTAACGGTTGAAATTCGCGAATAATATTTTTATAATTTTCATATGGTTTATTTATATATTCATCTACACAATTATCCCAATTAACAGGATATATATTATCTAATCCATTAAAAATGTCATAATTATCATATAAATTAGAATTATACGTATACGTATATGTTAATAGACTATTGCCAATCGCATCCCACACAATATATTTTTTATTATTGTCATGAAATTCTAGTATTTCAATCATTTTATTTTTCCATTCTATCATTAAAGGTGTTTGTTTTTTACTTCCAAAAATTCCATTATACAATTGATTATTATTTTGTGTTATAAAAAAACCATTTTTATTATCAATAATATCAAATAAACTATCTAATTTATCTAACACTATTATATCACTATCTAACCATATACCACCATATTCACATATTACACTTACTCTTACAAAATCTGCTTTATGTGGTGCAAGTAAATTATTAAAATAATTTGGTAAATTTTTTATATAATCATTAATATTATCATCTGTTATAAAATTTACGTTATATCCTTTACCATTTGATGAATGCAAATACATTAATTTTCTTAATAGCGTTATTAATGAAATATCTTGACCAGTCCAATATATAAATATATTTCTAGTATCCATTTATTTTATAAAAATATTTATTATTTTTATTTTAACTTTTTATACTATTTTATTTTTAATCATATTTTTTATTTTTTTATAATATTTTTGTTAAATAAATAAAAATCAAATCATAAATAATTTCACAATAATATCTGTTTTTTCATTTATATTGTAAATATTTTTTGGCAAACCTTCATTTTTTATTCTATAATATTGTTCTTTTTTTAAATATAAATTTCCAATAGAAATTTGAAATTTTTTATTTCCTATATTTATATCAATAGGAAAATCATTTTTTAATATATTTATTAAATCATCATTTATTGAAATACTTTTTTTTATATAAATATTATCATCTTCATCTATTTCAATATTTTCATCTAATACTGGATTACATATAACAATAATTTCGCCAGTAGGACTATCAAAATAAGACTCTGGTTGCCATAATGGAACTAAATATAACTGATCATTTAAATATAATTTAAAAATATTATTGTTCATTAGATCATTTATACTAGGTGTTAATTTATATATTTGAACTGTATCATATTTTTCTACTACAATTTTATAAATTTTATCTAAAGTTTCATCATTCAAATGTAATATTGACTTATATTTAGAGAGAAAATGATAAATATGTAAAATAGTTTCTTTGTCTAATTTATCAAATATTTTGAATGTTATTTTTTTCTCTCCAAACAATATATCATTTATTATTTTTGATATAATTTCATCATATTTACCATCAAATACAGATTTTATAAAATTTTTTAATATGTTCAAATAAATACTTGAAGATTCATCTAAATTTTCTTCTAAAATATCTTCATCATTAATTTCATTTATTTCTTTTTTTAAATACTGATACGCTTCATTTATTTCTTTAAATTTTTCATTAGATTCAATAGTATTACCATTTTTATCTGGATGATTTTTTAACGCTAATTTTCTGTATTTTTTATTTAAGTATTCTAACTCTATTTTATTTATATTTTCTTCTATTTCTAAAATAATTAACGCCTCTTTATAATTCATTAAAGTATTTTATTAAATGAATTATAAACTTTAAGTAAAAAATATTCATATATTTATTCGTAATTTATATTTTATATAATTATATTATAAATGGCAATTCATACAAGTGCAATTTTTTACAGAAGAGGAGTTCCGAATTCTTATAAAAATTTTGGATTTGTTTCTCAAACTAATAATACTATTATTTCTCCTATGAGTATTTATTTGCGCAATTTTCAGTTTTATAATCGCAATATTACTAATTCTATGAATGGATATAAAACATTACCATGGAGAATATAAATTATAAATTATGAATAATTTTTGCTAAATATAATAAATAATTTTCAACATGATATATAGGACGATAATTATTATTATAGTATTGAAAAAAACAATATGTTTTTATCATTATTTGAGATAAATGTTTTTTTTCTATTTTTTTTTCATTAATTAATTTTAAAAGAATGTACCAAATGCATTCATAAATATCTAAATTATAAATAAATATATCATATAATATATCTCTAAATTTTAAGAATTGTAATTTATTTATATTAATTATATTTTCTATTATTTTGTTACAAATATTTTTATAATTTAACATTAATTCTTCATTATAAAAATGTAAAATTTTAATATTTGTTATATTATCTATTTTTAATTTATCTGGAAATTTTTCTTTAATACATTTATTGTACATACTTTTTGATGGTCTAAATATATGAATTATTTCACAACAATTTATTATATTATCTGGTATAAAACTTAATTGTTCTGTAATAATTATAAACTTAATATCAACAGATATTGTATTATTTTGTTGCATATAACTATAAAAATTATCTAATAATTCACTGTGTATTTCATGAAAATATTTACATACAATTATACCTGATTTTTCTGTTTTCGCTGATATTATATCTATTATTTGTTGATAAATTTCATGCCATAATATTTTTGCATTACAACCTAACAAAGATATATCAATTTCAAAATGTATATCGCTTATTTTTAAAAAATACTGTTGTTTATTATAATTAATTAAGATTTTTTTTTCGTATTTTAATTCAGAAGGACTATATTTTTTTATAGAACTTAACATTTGTGTGTATTTACCTGTTCCACTAGGACCATAAAAAATCAAATTCTTTAATTCACATAATTTATTAGGAAAATTATTATATATTTTATTTGTTTTTGAATGTAAATTTATTTTACTATTTTCTGCAATATATTCTTCAAAATGTGTTTCATAAAATTTCATATTTTATTAATAATATAAAATTCTTTATATTATTAAACTATTTAATATAAAATTTAATATAAAATTATCATTTTATCAATTTAGGTACAAATAAAACAATATAATAATTTATAAACTTTATTAAATCATTAAATTTATTTTTTAATAATAAAACAATTATAACAGCTATAACATTATTTATAACAGATGAATTTGAATTTTCTATTTTTTCACCTTCTGTTTTTGTTTCAAAAATTATATCTACCCAATCTGGTCCAAAATTGCTAATTGCGTTACGAATATGATGATGATAATGTGGATCAAAATATAAAATATGATAATTAATTACATGATATGTTGAATAAATAATTGCCCAATATAATATTATGTAATAATTAAAATGAAAATTTAAATTAAATAATTGATTTAATAATAAATTATATAAAATAATAATTATACCACCACCTATCATAAAATTTCCATAAAATTCTAATAATATATAAAATGGTTGTTTTGAAATTTTTGGATTATGATGAAATAAATGCCAATTAAATAAAAAATTATTATAATGATGACTAAAAATATGTATAAAGTACGCCCAAAATGGTAACGCTATTAATGTAATAAAGTCAATTACAATACTATTATTGTATTTATTTGTATATTTAATAATAACAATAAATCCTAATATAAAAGTAAAAATAAATGGAATATTTTTATAAAAATATTTTTGTAAATTTGTATAAATTCCATCTTTAATATTATATATATCATCATTACATTTTGTATTATTACATTCTTTCATAATATATAATATTAATATTAATATTTATAATATAAAATTAATATTTATAATATAAAACTAAAATTTTTTTTTTATAAATTTATTTATTAAACTGTATTCTTTTATTGTTTTCATAAATAATAAAGCAACAATTTTTATTAAAACAATTACCAATCCCATAAAAATCCACTGCAATGTTACTTCAGGTCGTCTTTTTTTGTCATATTTTATTGGTAACATGTTATTTCCATAATCAACCATATTAAATCCTAAATGATGTTCTTCAATTGCACTTAAAGGACAATCTCCGTATAAATGATTCAAAAAAAGAACAATTAGAATAATTATACCTAATGAATACAAAACAAAAAAATCATTAGAAAATAAAGCAATTATTATTGATCCATATACTAAAATCATATGAAATGATATAAATGTAATACCTAAAAAAAAATTTTTACTAGTCATTATAATATAATAATATTTTATATAATTAAAAAGTTGCAAAATATTTTTTATTTAAATTTCATAAACTTAAAGATATTTTTATTATTCTTATATGATTCTTGTTAAAACTATTGAACAATTTAAAGAAAATAGCATATTTTTTTGTGATCCTATAAAAAATAATGTAATGAATGAAGGTAACTTTATTAGAATATTATATTCTACTAATGATATTATTTTAAATGGAATATATTTTTTAATTACATTAAATGAAATTAATTGCGAAAAATATTTTAATAAATTTAAATGTAATTTTAATATTGAATTAAATAAATATATTATTGATTGTATAAAAATAATTGAAGAAAAATTATTAAAAAAATATAAAATTAATAAAAATCCTAATTTTAAAATATATGAACAATTAAAAAATGGCAATATTAAAATTTTTAATGATTTAGGTAATAAACCATTTCAAAATTTTATTTTAAAAATATCAGGAATTTGGGAAACAAATATGAATTATGGGTTAACTTTTAAATTTATTATCTAAACCCATCAGTTGTATAATATTTCAAAATAGTAAATAAAATAATTGAAGATATAATAGTTAAAACATTTATTAAATAAATAATACTAGAAGTTACTTTTGATAGTTTACCACTTGATATAAATTTATCTGTAGATATATTTGAATATATTATGTATAACTGTAGTAATATTAGTATAACTGTTATATTACTAAATGAATAATAACTATTTGACACTTGTTCATTTATAATTTTATTTTTATAAAAAATCATCATATATAACAAGAAACCTATTATTCCTAACATCAATATAAATGGTCCTGATGACATAATTATGGAATATATTATATGTAAAATAGATTGATTTTCTGTTGTACGCAATACACTATTAAATAAAATTAATAATATCATCATAATACCTAATATTAAAACAGAATAACCACTTATATATGCACCTAAAGATAATTCACCTTGTGTAAAAATTCCAATAATAAATGCAATCAACGCTGCAATTATAAATGCTTTATATATACCAGAATACCAAATATTCATTAATATATATAAATATTTTGTTTTACTTTAGTTTTTTAGTTTTTTGTAAATAAAATATTTATAAAAATTGAAAATAGAAAATAAGAAAATTATTATAATAAAATAAATATTTATATTAAATAATATTAAATAATATTAAATACTTATATTATGAATGATTTTTATAATGTAAACACTAATCATCCTATTATTCCTAATTCACAAGAATATATGTATTATAAAAAATATGTTTCTATTCACTCTGAAGATAGAGATATGATAAAATATATTGATTCTAGTGAATTTGAAATAGAATTGCCTGAAGATATGTTAAATGTTGTTACTTTACGTTTAGTAAATTGGAATTTTCCATGTAATTATAATACTTTTTCTACTTTAAATAATAATATAAATATGACTTTTAAAATTAATTATCCTTATAATCCTGGAATATTTGGTATTGAAGATTCATTAACAAATAAAATTTTTGAGTGTTTGTTTTTAACTTCTAATATTAATTATGTAATAACAATTGAAGAAGGCAATTATACTTCACAACAAATGGTAACCGAATTAACTAATAAATTTAATTACGCTGTTACTAATAGAATTCAAAAATATTTTATAAAAAAAGGTTATACAGATGAATTATCTGAATTTCTTTTAAATGAAGGTTATACAAATTTTATAATTGTTTATAATAATATTAGTGAAAAAATTTGGTTTGGAAACAATCAAGATGGTTTTATTTTAACAAATGAAACACAAATGCAATTTACACAACAACCTGATAATCTATGCAATAATAAAAATCAAAATCCGGATTTTAGCAATTTTGGATTACCTGGATATATTGGATTATCTAGAACAAATATGTATTCTGTAAACTCAAGTATACTAAATGAATTATCTGATAATTTATCGGATGATTTATCTGAAAATGAGTGTGATTTATCCGATTTAACTAATTTAAAAAATAATAGCAGTTTAGCAGTTTATAATAATATGGTTGTTCCTAGATTTTATTATGGTGATGTATTTTCTAATGATAATGGTTATTGGCTTATTCCTAATGAAAAATATCCTAATACAAAAGTTTATTGGGTTGAATCTTTATATAAATTAAAATTAACTGGAAATGAATATTTTTATATGGAAATAGCAAAACAAAATTGCATTGATGAAACAAAACCTTTTAATATAAGTAAATTTACTTTAACTACAAACCAAACAAACAGTATTGTAAATTCATCTTTTGCTAAAATTTCAATTCCAAATTCATCAACATGTTGCAATTCTCAAAATCAATTTGTAAATTATGATTCTTTACCTTACAAATATTATTATCCTCCTGCAGAGAGAATTAGAAAATTAAATATAAAATTAAGATATCATAATGGTCAACTAGTTAACTTTGGAACAATGAATTATTCATTTATGATTGAATTTGTTCTTCAAGTTCCACAAATATTGAGAGATTCTAAAACAGTTACTTATCCATCTACGGTTGGAAGCGTTTCTTTATTAAATGGAAATTCTTTATCTAAATGGTAATTTGATATTTTTCATTTATCCATGATTTTAAAATATGTATATCACAAATTTTATAATCCTCTTTCAATTCATTTGTAAAATTTTTTATATCAAAAAATTTTGGTTTTTTCATTTTTTGCGATTTATAAAAAAGATAGTCTCCTTTAGGTCCTTTACGAATAGAAAAATTTGAATTAATCACTCTTAATATATTAGATTCTTCTGTTAAATATTTTTTTATTTCGTCAAATGTTATATTTTCTATAGGACGATTACCTAATTCTTTTAATGATTTTGTATTATTTCCATATTTTATGTATATACCATATTTTCCTTTTTTTATAACAACTTCTTTTCCTTCATATTCGCCTATGATAAAATGGGTTTTTATATCTTTTTCATCATCAATAATTTCTTCTAATTTATATTCATTTCTCTCTAATTTATGAATATTAAGTTCTTTTTTTACTTTTTTAAATATAATTTTATCTTTTTCATCATCTATTTTTTCTATACATTTTATTACAGGACCATATTTACCAATAATATATGTATTATTTTCATCTAATTGTATTTCTTTCTTTTTTTCATCAGTTTCATTTAATTTATCAACTAATAAATCAATTTGGTTATTGCAAGTTTCGCATAAATTTACCCATAACAAATTATTTTTAGCAATTTTATCAAGCGATTCTTCCATCTCAAATGTATAATCATAATTAAATAATAATTCAAAATGTTTATACAAAAAATCCATTACAATTATACCTAATGATTGAATAACTAATTTGTTATTTTCATTTCCAAATTCTCTCATTGTTTCTATTTTTGTTATATTTTTCTCTTCTAATTCAAAATCTTTGCATAAAAGATTTTTACCTTTTATATTTTCTTTTTTAACATAACCTTTTTCTTGAATTTTATCAACTAATGATGCAAATGTTGATGGTCTTCCAATACCTTTTTCCTCTAATAATTGAACTAATTTTGCTTCAGTATAATGTTGTTTTAAATTTTTTAATGTCATTTTTGATGTAATTTTTTTATATGGTATTACTTCATTTTGTTTTAACATTTGAAGATATTTATAATCTTTGTTTTCCAATGAATATTTTTTTTTTACTATTTTCCAACCAGGAAAATCAATTAATTCACTAGTATATGTAAATTTATAATTATTAAATGCAGTAATTGTTGATGTAATAGCGTAATACATAGCAGGTGTCATACAACTTTCTAATGTATTTTCCCAAATTAATTTATACATTTTTCTTTCTTTGTTATTAAATGTTTCTGGTATATCATTGAGAGAAATATTTGTTGGTCTAATTGCTTCATGAGCATCTTGTGTTTTTAAATTATTTTGTTTTTTTTTGGTTTGTTTTTTTGGTTTGTTTTTTGTATTTATTTCATCTGTGGTATTTATTTCTTCTGTTATATTTATTTCATCTGTTATATTTATTTCATTAAGATATTTTTTATTTATATATTTAATACCATCTGGATATGTTTTTAAAATATATTCCTTAGTAGAATTTATAAATTCTTGACTATATATTTTTGAATCTGTTCGCATATATGTAATAAAACCAGATTCATATAATTTTTGGCATATTTGCATAGTATCTTTAGGAGTTAAATTTAATTCATTGCTAGCTACTTGTTGTAATCTAGATGTAATAAATGGTTCTGGTTGTGATTTTATTACTTTCATTGGTTGTGAACAGTTATAAATATGAGAATAATTTATAGAATTATTTAAAAAATCATAAATTTCATCCTCTGATTCAAATTGTTTATTCAAATCAAATGGTAAATTACAATTTGTAAAATAACCTATTGTATTATATACTTTTCTCTCTTCTATTGATTTTATTTCTTTTTCATTATCATAAACTAATTTTAACGCAGGAGTTTGACATCTTCCTGCACTAAGAGCATGATCTGAATTTCTTGAAATATATTTCCATAATATTGGAGAGATTTTAAAACCAACTAATAAATCTAATATTTGTCTTGCTTGTTGAGCGTTAACTAAATCCATGTTTATTAATCTTGGATTTTTTATCGCATTTTGTATAGCAGTCTCTGTTATTTCATTAAATGTAATACGTTTTGTTTTATTTATATCTAATTTAAAAATTTCTGTTATACAAAAACTAATTTTCTCTCCTTCTCTATCATCATCTGTTGCCAAAATAACTTCATTTGCATTTTTGATTTCTTTTCTTATGTTTTCAATTTGTTTTTTTTTAATTGCATTTTGAATTATTGTATAACTCGGAGTAAAATTATTTTTTATATCTACATTTTTGAGAGAAGATAACTCTCTTAAATGACCATAAGTAGCGATACATTTATATCCTGGACCTAAATATTCTTCTATTTTTTTACATTTAGCAGGCGATTCTACAATTACTAGTGTAGTTGTAGTAGAATATTTTTTTGACATATTATTATATTGTATTAATATGTCAAATTATTTTTATGTTATTTTTTAACCTAATAAAATACGCATTGATTTAAATGTGAAAAGGTGTAAATTATATTGTATCATAACAACAATTTACTCCTCCTCTTTGTGTTTTATCTATTTGAAATTCTTTACATATTAGAATTTTATCATATTTTGAAGTTCTTAATTTCCAAACATGTTCTATATAATCATCATAACTATTTTCATCACCAGTAAAAATAGTATTAAAAATAAATGCAAAATTATTATAACTACATCCAATTATTTCACATCTATCTCTATTATTTTGGGTTAAACAATCATAATTATTTAAATCAAATTGATTTAAATATTTTTCTAATTCATCAATATAATAACGTGCAGTTATTTTAATTATAAAATTTGAAGAATTTATTATTTTTGAATTATTAAAAGCGTAATTTATTGCAAATATTTCACTATTACCTTTAGAAATATTATTTTTCAAATAACTCGCTTCTTCTATACTATTTTCTTTAAATGTAATTACTTCAAATCTATTTTTGTATAATTCTTTTTCATTGTTTAATTCATCAAAATTATATCCAGAATTTTCTACTAAAATTATTTTAAAATTTGTTTTAGTTAACCATTGTAAAATACTTTTTAAATATGTAGATATTCTTTCTTCTGGATTTTTTTGATATAAATGATTAATATTTAAATTTATATTTACAGTAGATGTTAAAATAATTGTAGTCATATTATATTTTTTGTATATATTTTATTATTATTATTTTTATATTTTCATTTTTTTATATTCATTCCAAGATATTTTAATTTGTGGTTTTTTTGCTGGTGGTTTTTGTTCTTCAATTGACATATCATTATTTTCATTTAATTTTTCTGCTTTCTTCAATGCACTATCTATATATAATTCTTTTAATATTGTTCCTACCATAAAAGAACCTTCATGTTGATCTAATTCACCATCTTCTATTTTTTTTAATACATCTAAAAATTGATTTAAAATTTTTAAATCAATTTCATCTTTTTTTATTTTATTAAAAAGATCTGTATAATAAGTATATAAAAACCCACAATTCTCCATGCACTCATCCATAATTTTATTTTGATCATTGCCATATTTTGATTTTATTGAAATCATATTATTTATTTCACTTTTTAAAATAACACTATGTTTTAAATTGCGTATTAAATTTGTTTGATCTTCTACATTATTTGCACTAATCATATTCTGAAGTTGTAATCTTTGCTTTTCATTCATTTATATAAATAAAGTATTTAACTTTTTAACTAATTTTAACTAATTATAAAATATAATTTAACTAATTATAAAATATAATTTAACTAATTATAAAATATAATTTAACTAATTATAAAATATAATTTAATTATATATTAAAAATGTCAGCGCAAAATACTCCTGGTATGATTTTGCCTAAACAAGTTGGTATGTTAGCAGGGAATCCACGTGATTCAGCAATAGCGCAAATGAAACATTCAAGTTCAATTCAATCTCAAGCAAATAAAGCAATGGCTGGTGGTAAACATATAAAAAAACATAGTAAATATTCTAAATATAAATATCATGGTGGCGCTAATGGAATTGTTGTTCCTCAATTTAATATGCAATATCAAACTACTGAAGCGCCAGGAACAACACCAAATGATCAAATAAGCGCTAATTTACAAACATCAACACAAAGTCGCGCTTGGGCAGCAAGTGATAAATTAAATGGTGGTAAAAGAACAAAACATAGAAAATATAGAAAAGGTGGAAATCCAAATTGGGTATGGGGATGTTATAGTGGTGGAAAAAATAATACATCTAAAAGAAAATACAAGACAATTAAAAGAAAATACAAGACAACTAAAAGAAAACACAAGACAACTAAAAGAAAACATTAAATAAAAGTAAAATAAAATGAAAAATTTTATATTGATAATATAAGTTTATGCCATCCGGAAAAAATTGGATATATTTTTTATATGTAAATATTGCATTTGCATTATATTTTGCAGGTGTATTTTATTATAGTCAAGTGCAAGAAATTAAAGCGAACTGGCCAGAATATCAATGTAACCCAATATATATGCCTTTAGCAGATAATATAGAACAAAACTTTACTTATTGTATTCAATCTATGCAAAGCAATTTTATGGGTTATCTATTGCAACCATTATCATTTATAACTGGATCACTAGGTACTATGATGAGTGGTTTTACACAAGACATTAATAATGTAAGAGGAATGTTTAACCAAGTTCGTACTTATTTTTCTTCTATTATTTCATCTGTATTTGGTATATTTTTAAATATAATAATTGAATTTCAAAAAATAATTATTGGAATTAAAGATTTATTAGGAAAAACTATTGGAATCATTGTAACTCTTATGTATGTTATGGACGGTAGTTTTAAAACTATAAATAGTGCATGGAATGGACCACCTGGTCAATTAGTTAAATCATTAGGCAAATGTTTTCATCCAGATACAAAAATTAAATTAAAAAATGGAATTATAAAAAATATAAAAGAAATAGATTTAGGAGATATTTTAGAAAATGGATCTATTGTTGAATCAGTATTAAAAATTGATAATAAAAGAGAACCAACTCCATTATATGTTATTGAAAAAAATGGTGAATTGAATGAAAATATTTATGTTACTGGTTCTCACTTAGTATTTGATAAAAAACAAAATAAATTTATTAAAGTAGAAAATTATGAAAATGCAAAAATAACATTAAAAAAAACAGAATATTTTAGTTGTTTAATTACACACGATCATCAAATTAAAATAGGAAAAGAATTATTTTGGGATTGGGAAGATTTTTTAATGAAATTTATAATTTATCCAAAAATGTAAAAAAATATTTTTAATTTACTTACTTTTTTTAAAGTATTCTTATATATGGATAATAATAGTCAATTACAAAATATAACAAAACTTTACAAAAATTTAACTTATTTTGATCAATATGGATCTTCTGTATTATTATTAATTATTATTACAACTATATTATTTTTAATAATTTCTTATTGTTATGTCATGATAAATATTAAACCAATTGCAGATGATTGGACAAACCAAAGATGTTATCCAAGTAATATTCCTTTTGCTGGTTTAATTGCTAAACCAGAAGGTTCTACTATCGCAGAATATACTTCAGAAAATTTTACATATTGTACACAAAATATATTATCAAGTATTACTGGTATTGCTGTTGAACCAATTACATTTACTGTTAATGCTTTAAAAGAAGTTGCAAATGGAATTAAAGATGCAATTCAAGATATTCGTGGTATGTTTGATAAAATTCGTACTTATTTTCAAAGTATTTCAGAAGAAATTATGGGAAGAATTATGAATGTTATGATACCATTGCAACAGATTATTATATCTTTTAAAGATTTCATGATGAAAATACAAGGAACTATGACAGCAGCGTTATATACTTCAATGGGAACATATAATACATTGCAATCATTAATGGGTGCAATCGCACAATTTATTATAATTATTTTAATTGCAATAGCAGTTATTGTTGCTATATTTTGGTTAACACCTTTCACAATTGGAGCAGCTATTGCAGGTACAGCAACTTTTATGTTAATTGCAATACCAATGGCTATTATTTTAGCATTTATGACAAATGTTTTACATATACAAACTAATTTATCTATTCCATCTATTAAATGTTTTGATAAAAATACGCTTATAAAAATGAATAATAATTCTATAAAAAAAATAAAAGATATTTGTGTTGGAGATTGTTTAATTAATAACAATGAAGTAACTGCAATTATTTGTGTAGAAACTAAAGGATCAATTATGTATTATTTGAATAATGTTTTAATATCTGATAGTCATATAGTAAATTATAATAATAATTGGATACCTGTTTCTAAACACCCAAATGCTATTTTATGTAGTGATTACACAGAACCTTATTTATATTGTTTAAATACAACTAATAAAGAAATTATTATAAATGAAATTATATTTACTGATTGGGACGAAATTTATGATAAAGATATAAAAAATATTATGAATAATCCATATAAAAAAATAAATAATTTAAATTTAATACATAAAGAATTAGATGGTGGATTTGAAGAATCTACTATTATACATTTATTCAATGGTAAATATAAAAAAATTAAAGATATTTTAATAGGTGATAAACTGATAAATGGTGAAAAAGTATATGGAATTGTAGAAATAAATGGAGCAAATATAAATGATCAATTTAAATTTATTTTAGGAGAAAATGTAGTAATAGAAGGTGGTCCAAATTTAATTATTTATGATAAAAAAAAAAATTTATCTAGTTTGAGTGTAAATGATATAAATACAAAAATTAAATTAGAGAAAAATCACAATAAATTATATCATTTATTAACTGATAAAAAAACATTTACTATAGGGAATATTAAATTTTACGATTATAATGCAGCAATTGATTTTTTTAAACAATAATGCAAAATTATTATCTATGAAATATGTATAATATGAATATTTCAATATTTGGATATAAAATAAATCTAGAAATTTTAATATTAATTGGTATAATTTATTTAATTTTAATTGGACATACTTTTTGCGGTTGTTTAAACCATGGAATTATGGAGGGGTTCGCTGATGGTTCTTACAATTTATTTGATTTTTCTGGAAATGATGTGTCTGGAAATGATGTTTCTGGAAATCAAATATTAAAAGCTCATATGTTAAAAACCCAATTAAGTGCTGGAAGTAATATAAACAATAACGTTCCTTTAGCAAAAGGTTCATTGTTTCAAAAATCAAAAACACAACAACTTCAAGAAGGTTTTGTTGGTGCAAATACAAATTATGGACAGTCTTCACCATATGATTTATCAGGGGATACAACAATTAATACAAATTCATGGAGCGCTCCTAATATGAATGTTATTCCTGGACAACCTTTAAATTCTCAAGTAAAAGATATAATAAACAGATCAAATGGACCATTACCATTACCTGAAGGAGAAATGTTACTTTTTGCAGACACACCTTTTAAACCAGAATGTTGTCCAAATACATATTCAAATAGTAGTGGTTGTGCATGTATGAATACTAATACTTATAATTATCTTATTTTACGTGGTGGAAATAATGTTCCATATAGCGAATATTAAGAAAAATTATTTTGTAAAAATTTAATACTTAATACTTAAAATATTTTAATATTTTAATATTTTAATATTATATGGGTAATACAAAAAAAAAAAGAAACAATTTAGATAATTGTTCAATTGGTTTAAGACCAATAAACAAACAATTAATAAATTTATCAGAAAAAAAAAATAAAACTACTAAAAAAAAATTTGTAAAAGAATTATTATCTAATTTTTCACCAAGTCATATTAAAGCAAAAGATGATTTCTATGAATTTATTAACTATAAATGGTTAAAAAACGTTAATTTACAAAAAGAACAAAAATACATTGTTCAAGTAGATGATTTTAGATTAACTCAAGATAAAGTTTATAGAGAATTAAATGAAATTATTTTGGAATACATTAAAACACATAATGATAAATTATCAAAAAATTTAAAAAATTTTTATTTATCTCTTATTAAAATGAATTCAAAATCACATAGTCGATTAATAGCGAAAGAATATGTAAATACAGTAGAAACTTTTATAAAAAATGATAATCTTTATGGAATGTTAAGTTATATAAATCAAAATGAAGCAACTGCGGTATATGCACCATTGGTTTTTTCAATAATGCCTGATAAGAAAAATGTAAAAATATTTCGTTCAAATATTTCATCACATAGTTTTTTTATATTAGATCTTAGTGTATATTATGATGATGGTACAGATGTTGAATATAAAAAAAAATATAGAAATAGTTTTAATAAATATGTAAAAACAGTATTTGATAAACTTTTAGTTAATCATAATTATAATCCAAAAGATGTTTTTGATGTAGAAGTTGAAATGTTTAATGCATTTGATTGTAGAAATATAAAAAATAATGATTTATATAATAAAGTATATTCAACAGAATCATTAAGTAAATATGGGTTTGATTGGATAAATTTTTCTAAACAATTAGGATTTAAAAAATGTCCAGATTTTTTTACTACAAACAGTTTACCTTATTTGAAATGTATTAATGAAATACTTATAAAAAATTGGAATAATCCAAAATGGAAAACATATTGGATATTTATTTTATTAAATTATTTATTAAGAATTACACATGATTGGAAAAATATTACATATAATTTTTATGGCAAATATGAAAGAGGACAAGAACTACAAACTCAATCAAAATCTGCTGTAACTACAACATTGTTTATGTCTATTCCATTTAACACATTTTTAACAAATGAATATGTTAAAAAATATGAAAATCCACAAATTATTAAATATGTAAGCATTTTATGTAATGATTTAAAATCAACATTTCATAATATTTTAAAACGTAATAAATGGTTAAATCCTTCAACTAAAAAGTATGCATTAAAAAAATTGAAACATTTTAAATTTATATATGGGGTAGAAAAATTAATACCAGATCCAGATTTAAATTATTCAACCAATTTTTATCATAATTTATTATTAGTTATGACATGGAGAAATAAAATGTTTATTGAACTAGAAGGAAAACCAGTTATTGATTTACCAATGATGGACTGGACACAATATCCTTTAAAAATGATAGGTTCTCAAGCGTATATTGTAAATGCCTCATACACTCCTACTAAAAATGCAATTTATATTAACTTAGGTTATTTACAAAAACCATTTGTAGATTTAGACGAAAGAGGGATTGAATACAATTTAGCATATTTAGGAAACACACTATCTCATGAAATGTCACATGGTTTTGATAATACTGGTAGTTTATATGGTTATGATGGTAATTTATACGACTGGTGGACAGATCAAGATAAAAAAATATATAAATCATTTCAAGCAGATATAGTTAAACAATATGAAACATATGCTTCACGTGATAATATTACTTTTGATGCAAGTATTGGATTAGGTGAAGATTTAGCAGATATTTCAGCAGTTGCTATTTGTGATGAATATTTAAAAAATTTTCAAACATCTAATAATGATATTATACCAATTCGTTCATTATCTTATCAATCATATTATACTTATTTAGCAATTCAACAAAAACAATATTTAAACAAAAAAGGTTTAAATGCTCAATTAAAAACAAACCCACATCCACTTGATAAATATAGATGTAATGTTCCAATTTCAAGATCAGAAATATTTCGTGGTCTATATAATATAAAAAAAGGAGATGGAATGTGGTGGCATAATACTAATAGTATTTGGTAAAATAATAATTAAATTTATTTATATTAAATTTATTTATTTAATATTACTTCTTTTGCAATTTTTCTAATGATTTTGTCTTCTTTTTCCAAATCATTATTCCCACAACCACCCATTGCTTCTATAATAATTTTATTATATTGATCAGAAAATTGTGATGTACTAGTATTACAATCAGGATATTTTTCTTTAAATTGTGGCAATATTCTTTGATTTTTTGATGCAATTTTTTGTATTACTTTTCTTAATTTATTTTTGTCTTGATCTTTTTCCCATTTATTTGCATCTTTAATATATAATATTTCTCTCTTTTTATCTGTACAATGAACAGGTCTTTGAGTTACATCTAACGCTTTTAAATTACTAGTAATAATATTAGATATACCTTCTACATAACCAATTTCACCAACTTTTATTAAATCATTTAATTGCAATTTTATAGAATCTACAAAATCCATAATATTCATAGCATCTTTGCATGTTTCATTTAAAAATAAATTTAAATTAAATGTTTTATTATTTGAATTAATATTACTATTATTTATATTTGTTGAAGCATTTGCATTGTTTTTACAAATATCAACTATTTTATTTGTTAATTCTTGATTTTGCTTTATTACATCTTGGTTTTGTTTTATTACATCCATTACTAAATTTTTTAACACATTCATTTTTGAATCTTCTATTTCATATTCTTCGTATTTATTTATTTTTTTTTTACATTTTTGTTCGTGTTTCCATAACCCTTGTCTGTATTTATATTTTTTTCCACAGTTACATAAAAATATTTCGGAACTTTTTGGAACTTTTTTGTCATCCATTTGTAATCCATTGTAACTCTTTTGGTGTTTAAGTGTCATTAAATGTCTTTCTAGTTGACTACTTCGTGACGTAATATAGTCACAAATATTGCAAATAAAAAAGTCGGAACTTTTTGGAACTTTTTTGTCATCCATTTGTCCTCTATTTAGAGGACACAAAAAAGTTCCTAAATTCTTTTTTTTTAATATTTTTTTCAAAAAAAAAATTATCATAACAATTTTTTTTTAATATTTTTTTTAATGAAACCATAAAAAAAAATTATGGTCACAGACGAATATTCCAATTTTTTTCCAAGACTTTTTTGGAAAATTCAATTTTGGACATTTTTTTTGTCCATTTTTCAAAATCGGAAAAAAGTCTTGGAAAAAAATTGGAACATTCATCCAACTCTTTAAGTACAAATTTTAAATAATATATTTTTATAATAAAAATAAAAATATAAAATTATTTTTTAGAAACTAATCTTCATGTGTATATTCACAAATAGTGCAATATTTAATTTGTTTTGATAAATCTGGTGTAATATCAATATAATCATTTACAAATTCATGTTGACAATTATCTTGTATTTTTTTATTAATATTTATTAAAGCATTATTTACTTTATCTATTTCTGATTTACAATCATTTATTTCTATATTCAAATAATCATTGTATTTTATTTTTCCATTTCCATTTGTTTTTAAAATAATTTCATTATATTCTTCATTTATTTCATTTAAATTTTTTAAAATATTTTCATATTTTTTTTTTAAAAATAAAAAATAATTTATAGTAGTCATTATTTTTTATTAGCAAATTATTTTTATATATATTTTATTTATATTTTATTTGACTTGTATAATAATTACAAATACATAGTGCGCCATACATTTAATGACGCAGAATCACGCTTAATTAGTTTATCTACAATATCTTTTGTTACATGAAAAGGAAACTCTACTGTTAAAGACATTTCACTTTCAAATAAATTTGAACCTGGTTTCATTAAACGATACAAATTTAATTTTGTATAAATAATTTCTAAACACCTTTTCAAATTACGTACTCCATCTTCTTTATCACAATATGTTTCAATTATATAAGAAATTGTTACATCTGGTATAATAATTTGGTCGTTGTCAAATTTTACTTGTTCGCAAATTTTTGGTAATAAATAATTATTTGAAATCATTAGTTTTTCCTTTCCATTATATCCTCTTGTTTTAATTCTATACATACGATCTTTCAAAATAGGGTTCACCTTGCTTTCATCATTATAACTAAATATAAACAAACATTTACTTAAATCAAAATTGATTTCTGCAAAATATTTATCATGAAATTGTGAATTTTGACTTGTATCTGTTAAATGAGTCAAAATGCCCGCTATTTCTTCACCTCTCGGTGTATCACTTATTTTATCTAATTCATCAAAATAAATAACAGGGTTCATACATTTACTGTCAATTAATATTTGTACTATTTTTCCCCATGTACTTCCCTCATAAGTGTAACCATGACCTTCTAAAAAACTACTATCTGTTGCGCCACCTAATGCAATAAATGCAAATGGACGATTTAAAATTTTACTAATACCTTCTTTTACAAGTGAAGTTTTTCCAGTTCCTGGAGGTCCATGAATTGCAATTGCAGTTCCAATTGCTTTTGGATTAGTTAATAATTGACCTAACATTTGCATTATTTGCATTTTAGCGTCATTTAATCCATACACCGCATTATCTAAAATTTGTTTTGCATTTTCCATAAAATCATGACACTTTTCTACTCCATCTTCAATTGAAATGGGGAGATTATTATAATCAGTAAAAGGAATACGCATAAAAGTATCAACCCAATTTTTAATTTTATAAAATTCACCACTTCCTGGTTCCATGTATTTTAATGAATTTATTTTTTTCATTGCTGCAGATTTAAATTGAACTGGTATACTAGATTCTAAAAGTGTCATGCGATATGGTTTTTCTATACGTGTAATTTTGTTTATTTCACGCAATTCTTTAATAATTTTTTTTTGGTGTTCTATATTTAATTTTTCATAAAATGCAAAATCATTCATTGTATTTTTATCTCTAATTATTTTTCTGAATATTCTCATATTTTTATTTTTTTGTTTTTTTTCTTTTTTTTCACTTAATATTTTTTGTTTTTTTTTATCATTTTCATAAACTTCAATACATTTTTGAATAGATTTATCATTTGGATTTGTTTCAAATAATTTTTTTAATTGTAATAAAGTAGTATCATTTGTGTCTACTTCTACAATTTCATGTTTTTCATTTATAGACTCATCTATGTCTATTTTTTGCTTTTCATTTATTACTTTATTTTCTTTTAATTCTTTATTAGATATTTTTTTAGATTTTTTAGATTTTTTTATTGTTTTTATTTTCGCTTCTTCTTCTTCATCTTCTTCTTCTTCTTCATCTTCTTCATCTTCTTCATCTTCTTCATCTTCATCAACAGAAGAAACAGATTCATCTTCATCTTCAGTTTCATCATCAGAATTCTCATAATCTTCAAAATCTTCATCATATTCTTCTTCTTCATCATATTCTTCTTCATTTGCACCACCAATAGTAAATATAATATTAAATTTACTATTTTTTGATAAATCTTCTGTTTTTTTATTTTTTTTATTTGAAGTATTAATTTCTTCTATTTCTTCGTCTTCTTCGTCTTCTTCTTCTGATTCTGTACTCCATTCTTCTTCATCATCTTCTATTTTTTTTTTATTTTTTTTATCTTTATTTTTTTTATTTATAATTTTTTTTTTATTCATTTTTTTATTTTTTTTTGGAGGTTCATAATCTTCATCATCTTCATCATCTTCATCATATTCTTCTTCATCAATTTCTTGAATACGTTTTTTATTTTTTTCTTCATCCTTAACTTTTTTTTTCATATATTTAGATGGAAACATTTTCGCCAGAAATTTATTGTATTCATGCATATCCATTTCCATTTCTTCACTATCAGATTCACTATCACTACTACTATCTGAATTTTCAGATTGTTTTTTTTTATTTTGTATTTCTGCTAATTTTTTTGCAATCTTTTGTTGTTTTTTTAAAAGAGTTGATTTTCCTTCACGAACCATTTGTTTAATATATATATAAATAATAATTTTAAATTAAAATCAATTTTATTTTATAAGTAAAATAAATAATTATTTGAAAATTATTGAAAATATAAAATAAACATATATTATATAATGGATGATGAAATGGATATTTCTGTTGAGGTAATTATACCAAGAGATGAAATTTTAACTTTTATGCATGTTGGCACTGATGAGTCTGGATTACCATCAGTTGAGATTTTAAAAAACAATTTGAATCAATTAATAGATTATTTAAATGAAGAAAGTCCTCAAGCAAATATACAAGAAATTACTTCACATGATATTTTATCATATTTTCAAGGGACTCCAGATGGTCACGATATTACCGATGCAAATTCAATACTAAATTATGACAAAGTAAAAGATTATTTACGATTTTTTTTTACTGATGTTATTACTAGTGTTGATACTCATGAAGAAAAAGAAAATTTAAAATACTTGATAGAAACAAGATTTAATGATCTATTTAGAACTGGACCACAACAACAAAACAATCCAAATGTAGAGCAACAAAACAATCCAAATGTAGAGCAAAACAATGAAAATGTAGAGCTACAAAATCAAACATATGAATACTGTATATATTGTCATGAGGATTTGAATGATAATGCAACTGTAATTAAATGTAGTACACGAAATTGTAATGTTTGGTATCACTATGATCCTTATCGTGGTTGTCCAGGAGCGCGAGCACGAATTTGTGAAGATCATAATCCAGCAACAAGAATTTGTCCAGCTTGCAGACAACCTTGGGGTTTTGGTTGTCCAAATAACATAATAAGACAAGGACCTGTATTAACAGATAGTGTAAATGGAGGTGATAAAAGAAAATATAAAAAAACTAAAACAAGAAAAACAAGAAAAACAAGAAGAACTAAAAGAAAAACAAGAAAAACAAAAACAAGAAGAAGTAAAACAAGAAGAACAAAAAAATATTAATATATATAATATGTTGTTATATCCAAATTATTTAATTATTTTTTCTTCTAGTTTATTTATATTACCAATTATTTATGGCATATTGAAATGTAATTTTGTTTTATCATTTATAAGTATTATTACTATGATTTATTCAATTCATTATTGGATTACTGGAAATAATATAGAATTAGATTTATTTTTTTCAAAATTATGCGGAATTATGTATTTCATATATAGTTATTTTAATTTAAAAAATAAATCAAAACGTTTATCTTGTTATATAATTTTATTTTTTATTTTATTTTGTTATAATACTTCTTGTGTATTATACAATTTAGAGTCTGAATTATGGGTAATATATCATATGTTATTTCATTTATACACAGTTGTTAGTAAAATAATTATTTTAGAATAATATTTTCATAAGTTTTCAAACATTTTTATAATTTATTTTATGCACACTTTATTTTTATACATAAAATATTTATTAATAAAACAAAAAAATAAAAAAATTGATTTAATAAAACAATATAAATGTATTGTATTATATATAATAGATGTCTAAGTTCGTAAACTCCAATAATATGCCAAATAATTATGCAAAAGTAATTGGAATACAATTTAGTATAATGTCTCCTGAAGAAATACGAAAAAGTTCTGTTGCAGAAATAACAAACCGTGATACATACATTAATAATAAACCTGTAATTGGAGGATTATTTGATCCTAGAATGGGTGTTTTAGAACCAGGATTAATTTGTCCTACAGATGGACATGATTATATGATTACTCCTGGATATGCAGGACATATTGAACTAGCGCGTCCTGTATTTTATATACAATATTTAAGTACTATTTTAAAATGTATGAGATGTGTTTGTTTTAAATGTAGTAAACTTTTAATAAGTAAAGATAAATATAAACAAGCGTTGAAACTTTCCACTGAAAACAGATGGAAATATGTATTTAAATTATGTAGTGCAATAAAAAGATGTGGAGAAGATACAGAAGATGGTTGTGGTACTTTGCAACCAAATAAAATTCGCAAAGAAGGACTTGCCACTATATTTGCAGAATGGAAAAATGATGCAGGAGAATCAGAACCAATTATTATAAAAATAACACCTGAAATAGTTTTAAAAATATTTAAAAGAATTTCTGACGAAGACGTGTCATTTATGGGATTTAGTCCAATTTATTCAAGACCAGATTGGATGGTTTGTCAGGTGATGTCTGTTCCACCTCCAGCAGTTCGTCCATCTGTAAAGCATGATTCACAACAACGTTCAGAAGATGATCTAAGTCATATTTTAGTAAATATTATAAAAACAAACAAAACATTGCAAGAAAAAATACAAAATAATGCACCAGCAAATATTATAGATGATTGGACAACTGTATTGCAATATTATGTGGCTACACAAGTAGATAATAAAATACCAGGTGTAGCTTCTGTAGCGCAAAGATCAGGACGCCCATTGAAATCAATTAAAGACCGTTTGAATGGAAAAGGAGGACGAATGAGAGGCAATTTGATGGCAAAACGTGTAGATTATAGTGCTAGATCTGTTATTACTGCGGATCCAAATATTTCAATTCGTGAATTAGGGATACCAATGAAAATTGCAAAAAATATTACAAAACCTGTTTTTGTGAATAAAATAAATCGCGATTTTCTGACAAAATTGGTGCGTAATGGTCCAGATGTATGGCCTGGTGCAAAAATTTTGGAAAAAAAGAATGGCGAATCAATTACTCTTCGTTATTTCTTGGATAGAAACTCCATTGTTATAGAAGAAGGGGATATTGTCCATAGACACATGATGGATGGAGATGCAATTTTATTTAATAGGCAACCGACACTTCATAGAATGAGTATGATGTGTCATATTGCACGCATTATGAAGCGTGGAGATACATTCAGGATGAATGTTGCGGACACCAAACCTTACAATGCTGATCGAAATTTTATAACTTTAAAGTTATAATAGCTGTCGAGGTTAGCAACAGGAGGCGTTAAAAACGTGTTACCTCCTAGTAAATAAATCAAAATATTTGAGGCAAACAACTTAAATAGAAAATATATTATAAAATATGACAGATACAAAACTTGAAAGTGTCAAAAAAACATGCAATAATTGTAAAGAAGTAAAAAATATTATAAACTTCTATAAAGACAGAGCAATTTGTATCGAATGTAATAATTTTAACAGAAGACAAAAATATAAAAATGATGAAGAACATAGAAAAAAATTAATAAATAAAGCAAGTGAATTCAAACATAAAAAAGTAATTGAAAACCAAAAAATAAAAAAAGACGAGAATGATAAAATTGGATTAAATAATAAAAAATGTAAATATTGCAATGAAATTAAACACCAAGATAGGTTTCGTCATAATCGCTTAAAATGCAGAGATTGTGAAAGAGATAATCCTATTGAAAAGTTTAAACGATACATAAGAACGCGAATTTACAATTCTTTAAAAAATAAAAATAAATCCAAACATTCTGTTGAGTATTTAGATTGTTCTTCTGACGAATATTTTAAATGGATATTTAGTTATGACAATAATTGTTTATTAGAAAATCATGGAAAAGAATGGCATATAGACCATGTAATTCCTATTTCTAAATTTAACTTAGATATTGAAGAGGAACAATTATTAGCATTTAATTGGAGAAACACAATGCCTTTGTCATGTAAAGAAAATTTATCAAAAAATAATAAAATTATAAAATCACAAATTGAACGACACTATAAAAAATTAGAAAAATATCATATAGAAAATAAACTTGATTTGCCTCAAGTATTTATTGATTTATTTGCAAAATACCTTGTTGACGGGGACATCCTTAGAGCCTGTGCTATTTAATAAATAGCATTGACCACTACCAAGTCTATTTGGGAAACCAATAGATGGCCGAGATAGAACTCGGGTATGGTAATAATGTGGAGGATTGGATAATCCGCAGTGTTACTTCCTAACTCCGTTATGGTAAGGATATGGAAGGCATTCAGAGACTGAACGGGTATTGGTGAACAATGAAGGATTAACCATCCAGAGTTCGCTTAAGATACAGTCCGGCGTCATTGGAAACTCTGACGATTTATCGTTCGACGGCGATGAAATGAATTTACATATGCCTCAAGATCCAGAATCAGAGGCAGAATTAAAAAATTTAGCAGCAGTTCCATATCAAATCATTAGTCCTGCAAATAATTCATCTATTATTGGTATTTATCAAGATTCTATGCTTGGTTCATATTTATTTACAAAAGAAAATAAACATTTTACACCGAGGGATGCAATGAATTTGTTAATGATGTGTAATTGTATAAATGAGAATGAATTATTGGAAGATATTGGAAAAGATGGTGGCGCTACAAACTTTGACATTTTAAGTCAAATCATGCCTCCTCTTTCAATGAAATATAAAACAAAAGCATTTAAAGAAGATAAAGATGAAATGAAAACTTCAAATGCGGTAATTGAAATAAGAAATGGAAAATATATTCGTGGACAAATAGATAAAAGTGTTTTAGGTGCAACAACGAAAGGTCTTTTACAGAGAGTTTGTAATGATTTTGGAAACATGGCTTCAGCGAAATTTATAGATGATTTGCAAAATATTGTAACTGAATACATGAAATCATCCGCATTTAGTGTTGGAATTAGTGATTTGATTTCAGATCAAAAAACAAATGATGAAATTGTAAAAGTCATTACGCAAAAAAAAACAGATGTAAAAAATGTAATTGATCAAATACAAATTGGAATATTTGAAAATAATACTGGAAAAACAAATGTAGAAGAATTTGAAACACAAGTAAATAGTATTTTGAATCAAGCTACATCAGAATCTGGTAAAATTGGATTAAAAAGTTTAAGCAAAGACAATAGATTTGTTACAATGGTAAATGCCGGTTCAAAAGGTTCTGATTTGAATATTTCATTCATGATTTCATGTTTAGGACAACAAAACGTAGATGGTAAACGTATTCCTTATGGATTTGAGCATAGAACATTACCACATTTTACAAAATATGATGATTCTCCAAGCGCTCGTGGATTTGTAGAAAGTTCTTATATTAATGGATTATCTCCACAAGAATTGTTCTTTCATGCAATGGGTGGTCGTGTAGGTTTAATAGATACTGCTGTAAAAACTTCTACAACTGGTTATATTCAAAGACGATTAATAAAAGGTCTAGAAGATTTAAAAGTAGAATATGACATGACAGTTCGTAATAATAAAAATAAAATTGTCCAGTTTGCATATGGAGATGATGGAATTGATACAATTAAAGTTGAAAACCAAATGATTCCATTAGTAACAATGAGTACGCAAGATATTTATTCTCATTATTTAATTCCAGAAGAATCCGGAAAAATTAAAACATTAAATAATATCTTTTTGAAAAATGCAATGATGCGACATAAAAAACAAAATCTTGAATTTATGAGTAAAACATCTAATTATATTGATGTTATGATTAAAATGAGAGAAATATTGATCAAAAAAGTTTTTAAAAATAAAAGTGATTCAATTATTAGTTGTCCAGTTGCATTTTCTTACATTATTAATAATATTCAAGGACAATGTAACATAACAATTTCTTCATTAGTTGATATAACACCATTAGAAGCGTTAGAAATGATTGAGCAATGTTATCAAAATTTAGAAAAAATATATTATTCTCCTCCAACTAATTTATTCAAAACAATGTATTATTATTATTTGTCACCTAAAGAATTATTGATTATAAAAAGATTCAACAAATCAGCGCTAACTTTATTGTTAGATACAATTACAATGAATTATAAACGTTCTATCATTGCACCTGGCGAAATGGTGGGAATGATTGCAGGACAAAGTATTGGGGAGGTGTCAACACAAATGTCTTGTTTGTCTAGTGAAAAAATAAAAATTATTTCTAAAAATAAAACATCTGGTGAAATCAAAATGAACTCTGTTGAAATTGGTGGATTTATTGATACATTAATGAAAAATAATCAAAAATTTACATTCAATACAGGTCACAATGAAAATAGTTTTGAAACATTAATTGAACAATTAGAAGATGAATATTATATTGTAGGAGTTACAGAAAATGAAAAAACAATGTGGTCTAAAATTTCACATGTGAGTAGACATCCAGTAAATGGACAAATAATGAAAGTAACAACACGAAGTGGAAGAATTATAGAAACAACTACAAGTCATTCGCATTTAGTTCGTTCTAAAGAATTACAAAAAGTTGTCCCTATTATTGGTGCAGATATGTCTATTGGTATGAGAATTCCAGTAGCGAAACATATTCATAATGATTTCATAAAATCTACTATAAAAATTGGAGAATTAGAATATAAATTAGATTATTTATTTGGATGGTTTATTGGCGCTTACTTAGCAGAAGGAAATATTAATTATAATGAAATTTGTATTACAAACATTTCGCATGAATTTATAGAAAATACTATAAAATTTGCAAAATTATTTGAAAAAGATGTTCGCATTACAGAAAAAGAAGGAGAATATGGAAAAAGTATTAGCGCAAAATTTACATGTAGTGAATTATCAAAATTATTATTAGATACATGTAATACAGGATCATTTATAAAAACAGTACCAGATTTTGCATTCACCGCACCGAATGATTTTAAAAGTGGTTTAATTCAAGCGTACTTTGACGGAGATGGTAATTTCCAAAATGACAAAAATCATCATCAAATTCGTGTTTGTAGTAGAAGTAATCAATTAATTAAAGATATTTCATTATTATTGAATTATTTTGATATATTTGCATCTATAAAAGAAAATTTTGTGAAAGGTTCAAATATTTATAATTTATATATTTCATCCAAATACGCTTTAGAATATAAAAATAAAATAGGAACATTACTTCATGAAACCAAATTAGAAGAATTAATATCTTATTTAAAAAGAGATAATTTAAAAGTTGTTCCTGATTATATTGAGAAAATTAATGGTATTGGAGAAATAGTTGCATCTTGTGCAAAAATTCTAAAGTTGCCAGATCAAAGTAGAAATTATGGTTATTATAAAAATAAAGAAAGTATTGGAAAACGAACATTAGAAAAATATGTAAAGACCTTTAAATCTCATAAAGATTCAACTAAAATACAAAATGAATTAAAAATACTAGATCAAGCATTAAATGCAAATGTGGTTTGGGATGAAATTGTTGATATACAAATATACACTCCAGATCAATCAATATTTGTTTATGATTTTACTGTTCCATCAAACCAAACATTCATGACTGATTATGGTGTGATAATTCACAATACACTTAATTCTGTAACATATGAGACCCCTATTATTGTAAGAGATTCAAATGGAGAAATAGAAAAAATACAAATTGGTGATTTTATTGAAAATAAAATAAAAATTGCTAAAAAAATGGAATATTATAAAGATAAAGATACAACATATGCAGAACTAGAAAACTATTATGAAATACCATCATGTGATATAGATGGTAATGTAGTTTGGAAAAAAATAGAAGCAGTTACAAAACATCCAGTGATTAATAAAGATGGTACAAACACGATGCTTAAAATAACAACTTTTGAACAACGTGAAGTTATTGCAACAAAAGCAAAATCATTTTTAAAGTTAGTAAATGGAAAAATTGTTCCTGTAGATGGAGATAGTTTAAAAGTAGGAGATTATTTACCAGTTTCTAAAAAAACAATTGATTTTACAGAAAAAAGAATATTATCATTACGAGATATTTTGTCACCCACTGAGTATATTTATACAAATGAAGTAAATAAAGCAATGGATGTTATGAATGAATATAGATGGTGGTCTAATCATCAAGGAAAAACATTTACACTTCCTTACAAACGAAGTGATAGTTTTGTTGCTAAAGTAAATAATAAATTAAGAAATGGTTGCAAAACAAAAACAACTTTTGTGGATAATTGTGTTTACACATTGCAAACAAATATGAATCAATACACAATTCCAGAAAATATACAATTGGATTATAACTTTGGTTATTTAATTGGCGCTTATGTAGCAGAAGGTTGTATGACAAAAAATCAATTATCTATTGCAAACAATGATGAAACATATTTTGCACCTATTTTAGAATTATGTAAACAATGGAATATTACAACAAAAATATATAAAAATGAAAATAAAAATAAAGAAAATTGGACAAGTCAAGATTTAAGAATATATAATACAGTTTTATGCAGAATATTAGAAAAAATGTGTGGTAAGTTAAGTCATAATAAATTTGTTTCAGATAAAATAATATTTTCAAATAAAGAATGTTTGTTGGGATTTATGGACGCTTACATAGGTGGAGATGGAAGTGTTGATAAAAAAACAAAAAATATAACTATGAGTTCAGTATCAAAAGAATTATTAATTGATGTTCAACAAATATTAAATATATTGGGAATATATAGTTTTATTACAAAATATAAAAAACAAGAAAAAAATAATAGAGGAACATTGAGTGAAAATATACATCAATGTTATAATTTAAAAATAACAGGATCGCAATTACATAATTTAGCATCTTTATTGAAAATAAAATTAAAATACAAACAAGATAGTTTAATTGAATTATTAAAACACGACTATACTTATGATATTCATAGAAATGCTACTGTTGTTCCAAATGAAATTGATGGAGAAATAGTTTTACAAGAAAGAAATGATGACTATTTAGATGTAATTTTTGATAAAATTAAAAGTATAGATGACGTACCAAATACAACAAATTATGCATATGATCTGACTGTTTTTGATACACGTACTTTTAACATCTATAATGGTCTTGCGATTTTCGACACTTTTCATTTTGCTGGTGTCGCATCAAAATCCAATGTGACACGTGGCGTACCAAGAATTGAAGAAATATTGTCTTTATCAAGTGATATGAAAAATCCGTCATTAAGTGTTTATTTAAAACCAGAAGATGAAACGCAAAAAGAAAAAGCGCAATCAATTATGTATATGTTAGAACATACAAAATTGGAAGAAATTGTAAAATCAATAGAAATTTGTTTTGATCCAGATGATTTAAATACATTGATTAATGAAGATAAAGATACAATTGAACAATACAGAGCATTTGAAAATATGGTTGCAGAATGCTCAGAAACATCTTTACAAAATGATGAAAATGAAAAATCAAAATGGATTATAAGAATGGTTATGGATCCAGAAATAATGCTTGAAAAAAATATTACAATGGATGATGTTAATTTTACATTAAAAAATTGTTATGAAGATCAACTAAATTGTATATATTCTGATTTTAACGCTGATAAATTAGTATTTCGTATTAGAATGAATGAAGTAATCAAAGGTACAAATAGAGGAGGACAAAAAAAAACTAAAGTTGATCCATTAGATCAATCAGATCAAATTTATATTTTGAAAAATTTTCAAGACCAAATGTTACAAAATGTGATTTTGAGAGGAATTAAAGGAATAAATAAAGTAATACTTCGTAAAATATTGGATAATGTAGTAGAAAATAATGGACTTTATAAAAAACAAGAAATTTGGGTTTTAGATACAATTGGAACAAATTTGTTAGATGTTCTTGGTTTAGATTTTATTGATAACACAAGAACATTAAGTAACGATATTATGGAAATTTATCATACTTTAGGAATTGAAGCTGCTAGACAAGCAATTTATAATGAATTGGTTGATGTAGTAGAATTTGATGGAACATACATAAATTATCATAATTATAGTGTATTAGTAGATAGAATGTCATTTACAAGTAAATTAATATCTATTTTTAGACATGGAATTAATAATGATAACATAGGACCAATTGCAAAAGCATCATTTGAAGAAACACCAGAAATGTTTTTAAAAGCAGCGCGTCATGCAGAATTAGATACATTAAGAGGAGTATCTGCAAATGTAATGTGTGGACAAGAAGGATTCTTTGGAACATCTGCTTTCCAAATTGTATTAGATATTGATGAAATGCAAAAATTAGAAGCGTCAAGCGAATACAAACCAGTAAATATAGATGAAGAAATAGATAAATTTTTTGAAAATGTGGAAAATCCAGAAGACCCTTGTGGTATTAATAAAATTTCTATACAAAATAATTTTGTTACAATTCAAGCAGAAGATATGGGTGATACAGATAATGATTATAATCCAGGGTTTTAATAAAATAAAAATAAAAATTGATATAAAAATACACTTGATATATTATAAACAAAACAATATGTCAAGAGACATTGCATCAATAATTCCAGATATTATTTCTTTAATACCAGAAAAAGAATGTTTATTACTGAAAAAAATAAAAATATTTATAAATGATTTAGGATATAAACCCCCAGAGTTAAGAACAACTAAATATTGTTGGGCGCCATTTGTACAAATTTTAAATGAATATATTCCAGATATAAATGAAGAATGGCAAAAAGAAATTGCCAAAATAATAAATGATGTAAAATAATTTAATTTTTAAATATTAAAATTTAAATATTAAATTTGAATAATAAATATAAATATAAATGTCAAATGAAACATTTAATTTAATTGTAAAAAATATTTTGAATATGGACAATAATTTTTTTTCACCAATGTATGATAAATCAGACAAAATAAATAATATAATTAAATGTTATTTTGGAAATTTAATAAATAATTATTATAATAAAAGTTTAACTCAACATAAATTTTATTTTTTTAAAAATTGTATACATGATTTTTATATAAAAAATCATATAGATGAAGTAATTATTTATTTTTGTAAAATTCAAAAAACATATCATATATTAAATCGTTTAATTTTTAAACACAAATATAAAAAATCAAAAATTGTTGTTTTAAATGATATGCAATTAAATGAAATTAATGAAAATGAAAAAAATATAATTTGTATATATCATTTTAATTCAAGATATTTATTTAAAATACAAGATTTATTAAAAATAATAAACACATCATTAACAAATTCTTATTTGTTTTTTGCTGAACCAATTGCTATAAAAAACCCTTATAATAATTTACCTTTTAACAAATCTGTATTATATTATATTTATTTTTATATTATAGAAAAAAATAATTTATTTTTTAAAACAAATCAATTAGATTTATTTTTTAAATATTTTAATTGTGATTTTAATTTATCCTTATTTGTTGATAAATATGAACATTTATTAAGAGAATTTGATATTGAAAATTATGTAAATAATTCATTAGAAAGTTGTTTGTACGAAGAAATTATAAGTATGATAAAAGAATTTAATATAGATCAAAAAAAATCAAAAAATAAAATAATTATAAATTCATTATTTCCAAAAAGTAAATTAATTAAAGCAATGAAATCTTTTTTATTATTGAGAATGAAAAGTTTGTATTCATTAATACCACATATAAAAGAAAATGCTAAATTTGATTTATATTATAAATTAAAAGAATTTAAAAAAAAAAATCCAAAATTTGGAAGAAAAAGAATAGTATTAATAGATAAAATATCAGAAACAGGAACAATACATAAAATTCACAAAAATGAATTTTATGATAAATATATTTGTTTAAAAAATAATAAAAATGAAAATTTTTTAGAAAATCATTTAACTTTTATTCAAGAAATAAATAATAATAATTCAGAATCTGAAACTATATCAGAAAATAATTATTAAATAATTAGTATTATAAATTTGATTATATATTATACATTTTCTAATTTAAAATGTAAAAAATAAATTTATTCAATTAATTCCATTTTTCCATATTCTTTTAAATCATATTTAGAAATTGTTTCTACTAATAATCCATTTGCATAAATACCATAATTTGTAAAATAATTTTCATTTTCTAGTGCCAAATGATAAACTGTATACTCACCTGGTATTTCATATACAGTTGTACGATCATCTGCACATGCAGGTAAACGTAATTTACCGTCAGTCATAAATGTATCACCATTTATTTCAATAACTTTTTCTCTTTGTTTTTCTGAATAAAAACAATTTTCTAAAATAGCGTGACAACCTGTAATAATCAGGTCTTCATTTAATTCAGGATATTGATGTTTGGAACATTTATACAATTGATTTTTTATTCGTTCTTGAGAAGCGGGATGATTCATATCTTTCTTGCCAATCATGTAAATGGGTTTGTAATAATGTTTCAATGTTTTAACCAAATCTCCTTTTCTCAAATCTTGAATAGGACGGTATCCTTTATTAGTAAGAATTTTTGAATTATAAAAAAAACATGGTGGTGACTGTGATATTATAATTTTAGAAACAGTATTATCATCAGTATTTGAAACCCATACATTAGTTCCATAAGATGAAATACCACTTGGATTATTTCCAACTGTAATAGTTTTAACTACAGTACCACTTGAAATTGATATTTGAGAAACAGTATTACTAAGATTATTTGTAACCCATACATTAGTTCCATCAGATGAAATACTACTTGGACTACTTCCAACTGCAATAGTTTTAACTACAGTACCACTTGAAATTGATATTTGATAAACACTATTAGTATTCTGACCCACAACCCATACATTAGTTCCATCAGATGAAATACCAAGTAGAGTATCTCCAACTGTAATAGTATTAACTACAGTACCACTTAAAATTGATATTTGAGAAACATTACCATCACCAGAATTTGTAACCCATACATTAGTTCCATCAGATGAAATACCACTTGGATTATTTCCAACTGTAATAGTATTAACTACAGTACCACTTGAAATTGATATTTGAGAAACATTACCACCACCAGTATTTGCAACCCATACATTAGTTCCATCAGAGGAAATATCTATTGGATTAATTCCAACTTGAATATTATTAACTACAGTACCACTTGAAATTGATCTTTGAGAAACAGTATTATCACTATTATTTGCAACCCATACATTAGTTCCATCAGATGAAATACCACTTGGATTATTTCCAACTGTAATAGTTTTAACTACAGTACCACTTGAAATTGATATTTGAGAAACATTACCACCACCACTATTTGCAACCCATACATTAGTTCCATCAGAGGAAATACCTATTGGATTAATTCCAACTTGAATATTCATATAATATAAGTGATTATATTATTTTCTAAAAATAATAATATTTTATTCTGTAGAATTCTCAATAATTATTTTTTTTTATTTTTTTTAGTTCCATTATTACCTTTTAATACTAATTTTCGTTTTGTTATATTTTGTTGAGGGACATATTCAATAAAATTAGAATCAGAGTCTTCAACAATAATTTTATGTTGTTTTTTCATTTTTTTACTTTTTTTAATTATTTCTTCTTCCAATTTTATTTTGTTTTCTATTTCAATTGGTTTTTTCTTTTTATATTCTGTTTTTAATGGTTTCATAAAAGTATTTAAATATTCTTCTATAGAAATTTTACTTTCAAATGCTGTATTTATTTTTTCAACACATTTATCATTTAATTTATTAAGTGAAATTGTTATATCTTTATCATTAGTTTGAATAATTTTATAATTAGGTATATGTTCTGGTCTTAAACCAGGAATAACTATAAATATAAAATTATCTTCTCTATTTCCATATGCAATAAATTCATGTTTTTCATAATTTGTTTGTAAAATAAATTTTTGAGAAATAAAAATAGTAGAAATTTCATATTTGGTAACAAGTAACCATAAATCTAAAAGTGTTAAAAAATAATTATCAGAATAAATAAAATTTGCAAAAGATAGTACATCAGATTTAACTTGATCTCCTACAGTTTTTTTTCCTTCTATAATTAAAATATCAACAATTTTATCTGCATATTTATCCAAATACTTTTTGTATTCATCATATAATTCATTTTTTAATTGATTTATTGTTAATTTATTATTTGTTTTGTTTTCAATTAAATCAATTATTAAATAAAATGTGCAGTAAATTTCATTATTATATTCAATTTCACTAAAATTATCTGGAAAACAATTGCGCCAAATGATAGATGTAATTTTTTCTTTATTTTTTTTATAACATTTACTTTTGCTATCATTTTTTTGATTTAACTTTTGTTCATTTAATGTATTCACATTATTATCATAAATTTGTGTATTTATTGGTTGAGTTTCGTCATAAGAATTAAAATGAATATATTTATTTGTAACAGCAGGTATTAACGAATCAAAATAATCTTGAGTTAATAAAGATTGTATTAAAATAATTTCATTTTCTCTCAAATTGTATCCAATATTACTAAATGATAAATATGTTTGTGGTTGAAATATAAATGATTTTATTCTATTATATCTTATTAATTCATCTGACATTTTTCCAAAATAAATAGGTTCATTTAATTTATTTGTAATTAAATTTCTTTCAGGGAGAATTAAATTACAATTGCCATTTTCATTAAATGTACATAAATTTGGCATTTTATTACAAGTTTCATTATTTTTCAAAATACATGTAGAAACTTCATTTATTAATTTATAATAATTTTTATCTCCAATAAATTGAATTTTATCTTTTACTAATTCTCTCAATAGTACATTAATATTCTTTAATTTGTCAGAATAAATAATATATTGTTTATTAATTTCATTTTCAATTTTCTCACGATTTTTTATATTGTTATAATCATTAATTAATATTTTAATTGTATTTCTAAATATGTTATAAAAATTTGTTTCTAATTTGATTTTTTTTACATAATTAACACGTTCTTCATCTACATTAGTTTTTGTTGTTATTTTAATATCACTATTTATAAGTGATTTTGATTGAATAATATAATTATCATTATTCATAGATGGAATATTATATTCATGTTCAATATCATTTACAGGCATTGGTTCTGATATTTGTATAAATTGATTAGTGTTAGTTAGTATTCCAACTACATGTTCATCTTCTACTATTTTAAAAATTGGTTTACATTGAATATCTGGTTCTTCTTTCTTTTTTTTACTTCTTTTACTTAATTTGTTTAAAAATAATATAGTAAAATAATAGTTTTTCCATAAACTTTTATCATTCATAAAAACAAAATCAAGATTATGTTTTAAATTATCATCAATTGCAGAAGGATAACACGGTATAAATCCTTCTCTCAATGTTTCTGGTTCTTTTGCAATAACACCAATCACTTTATTATTAAAATTTACTACTAATTTTTGAATTTTATATTCATATTTGTCTAATTTTTGCACTAAATCATAAAGTAATAATGACCTTTTTGCTTTATACACATTTGGAATACTATCTAACGGTTTACATATTAAATTAAAAAATGGTTTAATAATTTCTTTAAATACAGCCTTCATTGTTTTTGACAAATTTGGATCATACTCTTTAAATTCTTTACCAATAGTCAATTTATCTTTGTTTATTGTATATGAATATATTGGTTCATAATAACCATCTTTTTTCATTAAAATAATACTTGGTTTTCTAGCTTGATAAAATTCATTAGAATAATGATTTGTAGGACATAATAATTGAACATTATTTGTAATATCATCATCTGGTATTTGAAATATAATTAAATTTACACCATTTGGAAATAAATATGGATTTGGCATACTAATTATATCCCATAAATACGTATGATCTATTAAAACATCATCATCTTTTAAAAAATCTATAAAATTTTCATAAGAAGAAACTACTTTTTTATAATAAATATTTTCTTCTTCATTATTCATGTTTAATTTTTGAAATAATTGAGTATTATTATACCTTTCTATTTTTACTTTTTTATTAGGATCATAAAAATCATTAAATAAATTACCATTTTGATATTTTATAAACGTATCAATTGAAATAGATTTTATTATTCTTTCTTTCATTTCTTTTATATTTAATATTTTTGCAATTTTTTCTTTTTCTTTATTCATTCTTTTACCGAAAAAAATAAAATCTGAAATACATGCAATAAATGATTGTTTTTGATTTACCTCAATACCATGACGAAGTAAACAAGGATGATTTTCTTTTATATTAGTATTTGTTTTACTTATTTGACAATCAGCGTTTACTTCTCGTAAAATAGATTGTATTTCAAAAGGTAAATATCCCCATCTTCCAGGATCTAAAGGAAATTTATCAGGACCTTTTATATATTCATCTTCTTTATATTGTTCAACAATTTGTTTTTTTTCTTCTTTTTCATTTTTTTTATTTTTTTCATCTTTTTTGTCTTTTTTATTTTTTTCATCTTTTTCTTTTTCATTTTTTTTATTCATTTGTTCCAAACATTTTTTATTTGTATTAATTCTACCAACAGTATTGTATTTATCAAAACAACATGGAAGACAGAACCCATCTGGATGTGAATCAGAAATTAATCCTGGATATTTTTTATAGTTTTTTTTTCCTTGTTTTGGTTGATAAAACTCATAAATATAATAACCTGGTTTTACTTTTTTTTCTTTTTTAGGCAATACTTTTCCGCATGTTGGATGAACTAAATCTTTTGTACCATCTTTATTTATCACTTCTTTTAAATCTTTAGGATCAACAATTGTATTTGTTTTTAAACACCAATATCTAGGGCAAATATAATTAAATTGATTATTTGGATCTGATCCATATTTAATAACGTCTTCTTCTCTTAAAAAATTTGGATGTTCTTCATTTATTTTATTTAGTTCATCATCTGTTAATATAACTGGTTGACGTCTTTGATCTGAACTACATGTTCTAGAATAAGCGTTATATTGTGCAGAATCTTCTTTAATAATTAAAATAGGGTCTTTGTTTTCAATTAATGATTGAAAATAATAAGGTTTATTTAATTTCATATTATCAATGTTTTTTATATCATAATCTTGAGAAGAATGCATTTTTTCTTGTTTTTCTTGTTTTTCTTGTTTTTCTTGTTTTTCTTGTTTTTCTTGTTTTTCTTGTTTTTCCTGACTTTTATGTTCAGAAATTTTTATTGACTCTTCTGATAATGGCGAAGATAATATTTTTTTATCTGATTCTATTGATTGAGAATTAGACATATTATTTTCAGAAGAAGAACTAGAAGGTACTGCAATGGGCGACAATTCTGCTTCAGGTGAAGATACTTTTGCGCTTGATACATCAGAAGAACTAGAAGGTACTGCAATAGGTGTCAATTCTGCTTCAGGGGAAGATACTTTTGCGCTTGATACATCAGAAGAACTAGACGGTAGTGCAATGGGTGACAATTCTGCTTCAGGTGAAGATACTTTTGCGCTTGATACATCAGAAGAACTAGAAGGTACTGCAATAGGTGACAATTTTGCTTCAGGTGAAGATACTTTTGCACTTGATACATCACTTTCTATAGAAGATTCAGAATTTGAATTAGCGCCTCCTTCATAATCATCTTCATCTTTATCTTCATCTTCATTATCATCATCTTCTTCGTCAAAAAATAAATTTAATGCACCTTTAGGTTTTTCTTTTTCAATTGTTTTAAATTTATTATGCTGAATTTCATGATCACTTAATTCTAATGAAGCAACTTCAGAACTTTCTATAGAAGATAATAAATCATCTATAATAATATCTTGTTTTTCATTACTAGAACATAATTTATTAATTTCTTTATTAGAATATTTAGTTGATTTAACGTCTTGTGTTAATCTAATAAGTGTATCTAAATAAATAGGTAATGTATATAAATAATTTATGTTATTAATATTTTCTGTAGTAATTGTAATTATACCAGTTTTTTGATCAAGTATAATAGTTGTTTTAAACCCAGGATTATTTTTAATTTTAATATCACTTTTTCTTACACCTCTTTCTACTTCTAATTCATTCGCTATTTTGCGAACTAATTCTACTGCTTGTTCATGATTTAAATCTTCTGGAAAATTTTCTAATAACGCTTCAATAATTTGGTATCCTCTTAATCCTTGATCGGATTTTTCTAAAATGAACGCTTCTTGACTATTAAATTTGCTGTAATTTGATACACGTTTAAACCGTAAAATAATTTCGTTTCCTTTAAATTGATTTGTTTCATTTATAAAAACACTAGAAATGCAACTAGAATATTTTTCAATATTTAATGGTTTATTTATTCTTACTTTTGTTTCATATGTAATTTGTTTAATTTCAACATTTTCATCATCTAAACTATTAAATTCTTTTAATTTGTATCCATTTTGTTCTAATAAATTTTTAATTTCTTGAATAATTGGATTAATTGAATTTTTAAATAATTCATTTATTTCAGTAATACTTAAAACACTTCTAAATTCAGAACTGATAGTAATATAACCATATTCATCAAATTCACAAATAATAATGTGATTATAACCATAAAAATCATTTTCTATATATACTGAAACTGATTTTGAACGCGCAATAGTTTTCATTAATTTAATAATAATTGCTTTTTTCAAATAAGGTATTTTTCTGCCATCTGTTGCAATTTTATCAGTAAATAAACGATAAATATTTTCTTGTCTAGAATCTGGATTATATTTAATTAAAGGATTTTGTTCTGTTGCATGAAGAATTTTAAAAATAATTTCAAGTGGAATTTTAATATCAAATTCAGGACGAATTGTTATTTTTATATATTTAATTCCACTTTCTATATAATTTAAAGGCGATGTTTGTAATTTATAAATATCATAAAACATGTCAATTGTTTTAAATGTTTCCAATACATTGTCATTAATTATTTTTTTATTATTTTCTATAATTTTCTCTCTACTTCTTTTCAAATCTTCTATATTATTAATATTTTTATTGTAAAGAAATGGATAATAAATTTTAATAGTTGTTTCTTGTGAAATATCTTTACTAGAGAGAAATTTCAAAACATTTGTAGTTAAACATAAATAAATATTATTGTTAACAATGTTACCAGTATTTAATAATAAATGATTATTAATTGTAGATAAAGTTTTACGTTTATTTTTTTCAAAAAAAGCATCATAATCTTTTACAAGAAATGGATTACAAACAAATGGATATTCATTTTCAATAATCAAATTTTTTTGTCCTAATACCTTATTCATTATAAATTTTTTATCATTTAATTTCATTTCAAATATATCATCAAATGTATATATTTCTTTATCCATTGGTTTTAATATTTCCCCATTTTCATCTGAAACAATATTTGAAATAAATTGTTCTAATCTGGTTTTTGTTAAATTTATTTTTTTATTTTGAGTGAGTGATTGATAAACAGATACCGCATTTAATGTTTCTGTTTTTTGACAAAATAAATACATTTCATCAATAGAAATATCTTTTTTTATTTCGTTAAGTATTTTAATTTTTATAGTTCCAATAGAATCATCTTGATGAATTGTTTGTTTTGAAAAATGAATATTTATATTTTCTTTTTTTATAAATTCATTTTCTTCATTTGTAAATATTGTTTGAAATAATGAATCATCTATTTTATCATCAATTGGAGTTCCATTAAATATGTAAATGGTTTCAATGTTTCCATTTACCAAATGATTAACTTTATAAATAGGTGGTGATATAGACATATAATATAATATAATAATATAAATATTTTGTTTTTATTTGATAATTTTATTATTCATAATTATTCATAATTATTCATAATTATTCATAATTATTCATAATTATTCATAATTATTCATATTAAATTATTATTTCATGTATAAATAAAAAAAATATTAACATAAATTATTATTTTATTATTTACACCATTGAATATTTAATTTTTGAAAATAAAATTATAAATCAATAGAATCTAGAAAATTATCCTCTTCCTCTTCCTCTTCATCTGTTTCTGAATCGGAATCTTCATCTGATGATTCTGAATCATCAAAACTATTTTCACGCTGAATTGTATGAAACATTGAACTAGCAGGTAATCTACAAAAAGGGCAATTTGTTTTATATATTTTTGGATAGCAATCAATACAAATTTCATGTGCACAATGTAAATCAATATTTAATTTATTTTCAAGACAAATTCCACAATCTTGCATATTTTGAAATCTATTAAAAAGTCTAATTTTATTTTTATATATAATAACATCACGAATCTCATTTAGAAATTGAATAAATTCTTTTAAATTTTTAACATCATTAGTTATTTCTTTTAAAATTACAAATAAAGTAATTGGATTAAAATTATCCAATATATTTAAAAACAAATCATTATTTATTTCTCCAATTTCTAAAGTTCGTAATAAATAATTTAAACATTCTTTATGGTCTTCTTGATTGTTATAATAAACAGCAAGTTTAATAAATGACTCAACATCTCCTTTTTCGCCTGCTAATAAATAATATTTTTTCATACTTTCATAATTACACATTTTTGAATAAAGATCAGCAATATTGTATAATGTTGAGATTTCATCGGGTTCTATTTCTAACATTTTTAAATATACTTGTTCTGCTTTATCAAAATCATTATTATCACATTCATAAATAATAGCAATTCTACTAAGTGCATTTGTAGAATTTGGATTTATTTCAATTGATTGATTTAACATTTCCATTTCATGATAACGAAATCCCTCTCTTCCATAATCTGTTGATTTGTTTACTAACATTTCACAAATTCTATTTAATCCGATAATTTCATCCGTCATTTTGATTTATTTAATACTAATTAAAAAAAGATTTTTAAAGTTATCAATTTTTTTTATAATTAAAATTGATAAATATAAATAAATAATTATACTAAATCATAATAAGGATTATCATTTATTTTCATACCACAATATTCTTTTGGATTTTTTTTGTAATCAACTGGTTCGTAAATTCCAGCTTCTTTTGCATTTTGTAACAAGTATTTAAAATTTTGCCAAAAATCTTGTTTATGTCCTATTGATTCTGTCATTATGTGAGATAATTCATGAAATGCAACAAAAGTAAGTGTATTAATATCAATTAATTTATTACCATCTTTAGTAGTATTTAAACAAAACGCCAATTTCTCTCCTTTATTTTCACTATAGGCAGTTAATTCACTTGTAGGTAATGTTTCACTAATTCTTTTTGGATTAAAACCTTCAACTAATCGTATAGTTCTTGGATCTTCTGGATGTTTTTCTTTCATATATGCAACCATATCTTTCATTTTTTGAGTAACTTCTGCTAAAAGATTTGCCGCCATTTCTAATTTCTCTCTTTCGCGAACACAATAACGGTTACCATCTTTTGATGCAATAATACATTTTAAATTAAAAGCGTCTGATTCATAATATATTCTTAAACAAAAAAGAAGAATAACTGATACAAATATATAAAAAAATATACTATGTTTTTCCATATAATAGTTGCAGAAAAGGTATTATTATTTTTTTTAATTAATAAAATAATAATATTAAAATTATGATTAGTTAATATATTATTAGTTAATATATGATTAAATAAATTATTGAGCGCCAGACCCAATTTGTAATGGAGGTCTCATGAAATCTGGTTCAATTGTGGTTTGGTTCCAAGGTCCCACATTTAACTGTGGGTTAGGAGGTTCGCTTCTAATTTGTAAATTTGCATTTCTTAAAGTCTGACCAATAGTATCAATACCAATATGATATCCAGCTTTTAACAAATTAACATTTGCTAATTCACCTTTTCCTGAAGGATTTAATTGCGCCCACTGCGAGTTGCTATCCTTAGGCAACAATTCTGCAGGATTTTGAATATTTGGTTTAGAACAAGAAGAAGGAATACCAGACATGCTAGTTTGAATACCATTTGCGGAAGCGAACACTTCATTTTGTCCTAAAGGTTCTGCAGGTGTTACTCCACTTGATGCTTGTGTATTTGTATTTTTGTACTGTTGTTGCATAGATGCATTAGATTCAGATCCAGGCATACCTTTTGCACCTAAATAACCAGCGAATAAACTAACACCATAGGCAACAATTAATAAAACTAAAATAGCACCTATTCCATAATCATTCCATAGTTTCTTAAAAGAGAGGCTCATTTATATAAAATTAATGATAAAATAAATTTTTAAAATACATATTAATTATTCTAAACATTTAAAGTCCGTCTAATTCACTTTCTGAAACTTCGTCAATTTCCGTTTCAAAATCACTATCACTATCATTCAAATTTTCAATCATGTATGTTTTTTTTATATTTTTCGCTTCTAAATAAGCCAAGATAGCATTTTTTTTTGCAAGTTTAGCTTTGTTTTTTGCGTCTTTGTATAATTCATTATAAATTTGATTAGGTTTTTTTAATTCAATTGTTTCTAAATGATTGTTGTCTAAATTTTCTAAATGTAAATCATTATTTATTTCTTTTAATTCATTTTCATTAATTATATTTTCATTTAAATCTTCAAATTGAATATCTAAATCAATATTTTCATCTTTTGATTCATTTGGTTTACTTAATATTTCATTTAATTTTTGATTATCTTCAATTAAAATATCGTTTGGTTCTAAAGTATTTATATCTAAATTGTCTAAATTATCTAAATTGTCTAAATTATCTAAATCATTATCATTAGTTTTAAATTCTAAAACATTATTTTCTTTTTCTAAAACATTATTTTCTTTTTCTAAAACATTATTTTCTAAAATATTATTTTCCAATTGTTTATGTTTTTTTGTTTTTATTAAACAATTATCAAATAATGGTTCATCATTTATTACCATAACTTGCTTTAATTCTATTTCAATTTGAAAATTTCTAGAAGTAAATTTGATACCTTGTATTTCTAAAATAGAAATAATATATGTTTCATTTATAATATCTTCAATGCTTAATGGTATTTCTAATTCATTATAAATTTTTACAGATGGTATATTATTATTATTTCTTATATTTGTTCTTAATAAATAATATTTTCCTGATTTATAAATGCGAATGCTTGTATTAAATGCTGATTCTATATCTGCTTCTTCTAAAGTGTTTTGAAACCAAGAATCTCTTTTATCAAAAATTAATTTTTGACATTTTTCTTCTAAATTTTCAAACCATTGAATCAATTCTTCGGAATTTTTATCAAACATTAAATCACAATAATATTTTTTTCCTGATTTAACAAAACCTTGTCTAGTTTGACTTTTAGGGGTTTGTATATATAACGGTTTTTCATTGTATTCAATTTTAGTAAAATATGCACCACCTTGAATACCAACAGGATGTGATAAAGATAATTTATCAAAATCAAATGTTTTATCTGGTTCTATAATATTATTCATATTCAAAATAAAGAATTTTTTAAATTTATTAACACGAATAAATTTAATAAAAAATATGTTTTAAATTATTATGAAAGATACTTTAATTCAAGCGTCCATGCCTTTAGTTCAGCAATGTTTAGATATATTAAAAAGAGATGATATTAAAACAGAAATAAAATCAGTATTTAAACCAGTTATTGATATTATTTTATATCAAATAAATCCATATATTTATTTAACAATATCATTAATTTTCTTGATTTTTATCATGTTTCTTTCTATTCTTATTATTTTAATATTATTAATGCGTAATAAAAATAATTTAATAACTTTTTTTAAACATGATTGAACAATTTAATAACTTAACAATTTAATAACTTAACAATTTAATAATATATAAACATTTTAGGATAAATAATATGTTTATATATTTATATATTTTTTATTCTCAATCTTTTATATATGCCAAGAAAAAATAGATCTTACAGAAAAAAAGGTGGTGGGAACTATACTTCAGCAGCAACTTATGCAAATTATGTAAATGGAAACGAGAATGAACAATTTAATCGCACTATGAGTGATAGTTCACAATCAAATTTAATAATTGGCGCTCAAGGTCAAAATGCAAATCAAGTGTCAACCCCATCTCCTCAACAATTGTCTTTAATTCAATCTGCAGGACGTCGTAATAAACATTATCGCAGTCGTTCTCACTCTCGTCGCCGTCGTGGAGGATTATGGGGGACAGTAATAAATCAAGGAGCAGTTCCATTAGCTATTTTAGGAATGCAACAAAATTATAGAAAAAAAAATAGTAAAACAAACAAACACAGAAATAACTATAAACATAAATATAGAAATAATACTTACCGTCGTCGTTAATTATAAATTTTCAAAATATTCCAACATTTTTTTTATATTATTACTATATTTCATTTTAGGATATAAATTATCAACATCATTATGTTGATCATGTATATTAATATTATCTATATTTCTATATGTTCCAGTATCATCACATGGTAATTCTTTTTTTCTTTTAAAAAATGTTTCTTCTGATTGATTAAAATAATGTGCAATATAAACAGGTGATAAATTAAATGAAATGTTTAAATTATGAAAATAAGGAGTTAAAAAAGATATTTGTTTACCATTTATACCAAACATTTTTTCTGGATGTTTTATATGATAAAAATGTGGATTTGAAGCGTGTAAAATTTCATTTGGTCTAACAAACGTTTTAACATGCTTATTTAATTTTAATTCTGATTTTGTGTAACTTTCAATTAATAATTCAGTTGGTTCTTTTTTTAAATAATTACTTCCAAACATTAACCAATTTACACTAATAGAATGCGCTAAATTATAATAATTTAAAAAATCTTTCACTCCTTTAAATTTATTATTATTTAATATAAAATATTCATCTGCATCTAAATATATCATCCAATCAAAATTCAATATTTTTGCGATATTTGCAGCTAAGTTCATTAGTTTAATTTTTATAGATCCATTTAAGTAACCAACATTTAATATTTTTACTCGTTTATCAAATTTTTTAAAAATATATGAAAGTGGAATTTTTGATTTATGATCAAAAATATATATCATATCAAAACCAATTAATAAATGATGTGCTACCCATTCTTTAATATGTATTTCATCACGAACATTTGCAAACAATATAACTTTTTTAGTTAAATCATAATTTATTAATTGATATTGTGTTTTAAACATTATATATGTAATTATTATATATAATTTTAGATACAAACATAAATAAAATAAATAAATAAAAATAAATAAAAAAATAAATAAAAATAAATTAAATAAAAATAAATTAAATAAATATTAACTTATATATTTTTATATGAATAATAATAATTTAAAAAATGAAATTCAATCATGGATAAGTTTAGATGATCAAATTAAAAGTTTAAATGAAAAAACAAGAGAATTGAGAGAAAAACGTAATTCTTTAGAAAATAAAATAGCGAATTATGCAAATTCAAATAATTTATTAAATTCTATTATTCAAATTAATAATGAAAAATTGAAAATTACAAACACTAAAGTTGCAGAACCTCTTACTTTTAAATATTTAGAAAAAACATTAAATGAAGTAATTCAAAATGATACACATATTAAAAAAATAATGGAACATTTAAAAGAAAAAAGAATAATTAAAATTGTTCCTGAAATAAAGCGGTATTCTAATAATTAATTTATATATAATTAATTTATATGAACGACACAAATATAGAACCAAATATAGGAGCAGATGAACTAATATTTCATACAGATAAAGATGAAGAAATTTATTCGGGTGGGTTTAATGTAAATTCTATTATGATGAAATTAGGATTATCACCTATTATGACATTGAATACAGAAACAAAAGGAGGTTCAAATCAAGTATCTGATTTATTTGATAATTTAGTAGTACCTAATTGGGCGTTAAGTTATAATAAAATATATGGAGGTAATAATTTTTCTAATAATAAAATATTAGAAGAAAATCATTATATAAATAATCATATTGATTATGATAGTGATGATAGTGATGATGTTATAGATGACGATTTACATGATAAATTATTAGATTTAGTAAAGCATCATGATAAAATAAAAAATAAAAAAAAAACTACAAAAAAAAATAAACAAAAAGAAGAAAAAAAAAATAAAACTAAAAAGTATATCTAAATTTGACCCCAAGTATAATGATTAAAAGGTGAAACTAATATTTCATCTACTTTATTTTTCCAAAAATCTACCTGCAATTGAAATGCTTTATCTTTTACTGTTTCTGGATATGGTTGAGAAGTTTTCATTAACTCGTCTTCTTCTTGTGTGATTTTTGGTTTATGACCATAACAATTGATACCAAAACGAACATTATCATTTGCAATAAAACCTCCATTTACTCCTGGTCTACCGCAATCATTTTCGTGTCCTGGTATTGTTTGTAATTTATCATATGTTTTTTGTTGTGTAGGAAATAACGCTAATTGATTTGCAGACCAACCATAATTACACCATTCTGCACCATCTTGATATGCTTTTTCAATTTGTTCATAAGTAGCTAATTCTGCGCCATAAGCGCTACATACTGCTTTTGCATTATTATATGAATAATAATTACCAGGAATATTAAAAACTTGTTTTTTAAATTTTATTTCAGGAACAGGTGCAGGTTTATACGTACTTTGATCTACTACTATATCTACTTTTGTTTTTGGTGTAAATAAATCTTCAACATATGCAGTTATATTTATACTAAAAAAATATTGAAATGCATTTATTATAATTAAAATAATTAAAATAACAATAATTACAATTCCCATTATTTTTGAACCAGATCCATTTGTACTACTTGTTGTTGAATTTCCTAAATTCATTGGATTAAAACTAGAACCTGAAGTTTTATTACTTAAAGAAGAAGAAAATGCATAATAAGCAACAATAACTAATAATAAAATAATAAAAACAATTGGATTCATAATATAACTATTCAAATAATTATACATATTTACAGGATTTGTTGTAGATGTTGTATTTACTACTTCCATATATATATAATAGTTTTAAAGTTTATTTTTTGTTTTTTGTTTTTTGTTTTTTATTCTTTTTATTTTTTGTTTTTTTATTGTTCGCTGTTTTTTTGTTTTTTTTTGTTTTTTTTTGTTCGCTGTTTTTTTTTGTTTTTTTATTGTTTTCTGTTTTTTTTTGTTTTCTTTTGGTTGTTTTATATTTTTACCTGCTTTTTGTATTTTTTCAAAATTCTCATTAATATTACTATAAAATTCTTTTATATTTAAAGTGTTTTCTAAAAAAATATTTATTTTTGTTATTTCATTTTCATTTTTATTTGTTTTATCTTTAAGAATATATAAAATTTCTTTGTTTATATTATTATCCCAATTATATTTCATTAAAAATGAAGCAAATCTCCTTAATATAGTATTAATATTATCAACACTATCAATTAGTGTTTTTTGATATTTATAATTATAAATCAAATTATAATTCATCATATTTATTGAATAATTGTATCCACACCATTGATAAAAAGAATCCGGATACAAATCTTTTAAAATATCATAAATCAATACAGGTATTTCATTTTGAATATTTGTTTCCAATGCATTTGGATTTTTAAATTTAATAAAATTACAAAATAAAAAATTTTGTTTTTTTATTTCTTTTTGAATAAATAAAGATTTAAAATAAGTTGTTATTTCAATTATATTTGATTTTTTTGAATCATAAATATCATAAAAAATAACATCTATTTTATTATTATTATTATTTTCCATATTTTCATTTTTATAATAATCTAATAACGTATCAAATGTTTGTTGTACTTTTTCACTTTCATTATATATATCAATTGTTATACATAAAATTTTGGCTTCTGAATAGAAAAATAATAAAAAATTTGGTGTAATTTGATATATTGAATTATCTAAAAAAATAATTGGTGACCCTGTAAATGAATTAAGAATATCTTTTGTAAAAAGATTTTTTTTAGAACCATATGATATATAAATAAAATCATATGTTTCAATATTAATTAATTTATGTTTTAACATATCAATATTATTTTCTGGTATATAAAAATAATTGTATAAATTAGTTTCTATTTCTTCTTGTTTTTCTTGTTTTTCTTCTTGTTTTTCTTCTGTGTTAATATGTTCTTCTTCCATATAATTATATTATATTATTTATTTTTTTCTATAAAATAAACAGTACGCTTTTGATGAAATAATAGAATCAACCAATTCAATTTCTGATACAATCGTATCATTAAAATGATACCATTTATTATTAGCATTTTTAACATATGATGTATAATGACCACCAGATACATTTCCACTATGATTACATACACCATAAAGATCATATTTATAACTTTCTTTTTTATAACCAATTACATAATCAGATAAATCTAAATTTTCTATTGGAAATGTAACTAAAACTTTATTTTTTTGTGATTTATTATTGAATCTCTTTAAATCAATTACTAAAATATTAGGCATAGACCAAAATTGAATTTTTTTTTGAATATTTATTTTTTTATTAGTAACTTCATTATACCAAGCATTCTCTCCTTCTAAAATTTCTCCTTCTACATAATAATTAAAACAATCTATTAAAGAAGGACTTGAGTTATTTATTGGTATAGGTAAATCAATCATAAAATATGGTTCAGGAGTTATTTTTAATTGTTTTCCTGTTTCTAAACATACAATTTCTGAAACATGTATTGCGTAAAATAAATTCCATATTTCAGAATATTCTTTTGAATACATTTGCTTTATCATTTCAAAACATTTAATAGCAATTTCATCAGTTTCATTTTTAGGGGTTCCTGATATTGTTATTTCTATTTCTCTCGAAAGTGAATTGTGAAAACAATCAATTAAAAATAACAAAAATTCAGATAAATCATTTTGAGAGTATCCAGTAAAAATATCTCTTTTTTTTATTTGAGCAATTTTTTGTATAGTTTTAATAAATTTTCCAGGAGATACAGTACAATTATTTTCCCATAAAATTTTTCTTAAATTATCCCATTCTAACATTAATACTGAATCACATTTATTTTGTAATTTTTTTTTATATGTTTCTTTATCTAAAAAAAGATTTAATTCATATGTGTGAGATATTATCTGCATACATGAATTAATAAAACATGTATTTCCTAAATTACCTAATCCACTTAATCCTTTTCCTTTGTAATTATTAATATTCATTAATTAATAATATTGATATTTATTTAAACATATTTAATATATTATATTATAATATGAATCAACAAATTAATAATGCTTTATCAAATGAACAATTATTATTAATTAATATATTAAATAATATGTACAATGATAATTTAAATCAAATACATAATCAAAATAATTTTATTAATAATTTAAATGAATCAAATAGACGAATTCAAAATTTAATAGTACAATTATTAAACAATAATACAAATTTAAATGCAAATACAAATACAAATTTAAATGCAAATTTAAATGCAAATACAAATTTAAATGCAAATACAAATGCAAATTTAAATACAAATCTATTTGGAATACAAAATACTAGTAGAACAATACCTCAAACACGAAATTCAAGACGATTTAGATATAATTATTCAAATCAACCTAGAGAACATACAACAAGTAATCGTACTTTTAATTCTTTTTCACAATTATTTAATAATTTTTTACAACCTGTTCAAATATTTCCTACAAATCGTCAAATTGAATTAGCTACACGAAACATAAGATATTGTGATATATTAAATCCACGTAATACATGTTGTCCTATTTCTTTAGAGAATTTTAATGACACAGATGATGTAACTATAATTCGTTATTGTAATCATATTTTTAAAAGGGAACAATTACGCACTTGGTTTCAATCACATGTAGTATGTCCTGTTTGTAGATATGATATAAGAAACTATACAAATAATGAAAATAATGAAATCAATGAAAATAATGAAAATAATGAAAATAATCAAATTAATGAAAATAATCAAATTAATGAAAATAATGAAAATGATGAAATGTATGATTCTCAAATGGAAATAGAAGAACCGAATCAAATAAATGAAACAACCAGTTTATTAAATAATGTAAATACTATTTTTGATAATTATATGCAAAATGGTTTTACAGATGATATAAATACGCTGTTAAATTTACCTCAAGACATATCTGGTAATATTGCAAATGATTATGTATTTACTATTTATAATACATTTCAAAGAAGAAATTAATAAAAAATAATAAAATTTATAATAAAATTGAATAGTATTTAAAAATATATAAAGATTTAAAAACATTAAAATTATTATGAAAAGTGAAAGTAAAAGAAATATAGAAATAAATAAAGAAATAAATAAAGAAATAAATAAAGAAATAAATAAAGAAATAAATAAAGAAATAAATAAAGAAATAAATAAAGAAATAAATAAAGAAGACAATAATGAAACAATAAACAAAATAACTATTTTTGAAAATAGTTATAAATATACAATTGTTATTGTAAAATTTTCTAGTTTTTATTTATTTTGGATGATTCTACATTATATTGCCGCACATGTTTATACAGAAATATGTGTTCCAAAAACATTATATGGATTTGTAATATCTCCATTTATTGTATGTACTCCACATTGTCGTGGTTTAAGATGGGTTATTGTAAATTCAACAACTGTTATAGAAAACATGTGGATTTTATTAGGAACTTGGATAACAAGTAATATATTAATTATTCGTTAGATATACGCTCTTTTATACCATAAAAACTAATATAAGGAATAGGTAAAGTACCTATAAAATTATAAGAAAATAATTCATTTGGAAACGTTCCGCATAAAATATCAAAACAAGGTGTTGTAAAACAAAATGCTTTATTCGGATATTTATGATGATATAAATGATATTTAGTATAATTTTTTTCTTTATTAACATCATTATGAATAAAATAATGCATTTTTTCAAAACAAAATAAACCAGATAAATGACCTATTGCATAAGAAAAAACAAATGATGGGTTTACGTAATAAGAAGAAATAAAAAATACTGGCGAAACAATTATGTATTGAAATATAGGTATATGAGAGATTTTTGTTGGATATAAGTGATGATAACCATGTAATTTATGATAATAAACAGTATTTTTTAATCCATGCATTATGTAACGATGATATAGATATTCCCAAAATGACCACATTAAAAAACCATGTGATACAAAATAAATATTTATTCCATAATATAAAGAAAATAATAATTTCATAAAAAACCAAAAATAAAAATTAATATAAAATAAATGGTTATTGCTACTAGTAAACAAAAAATATTTTATTGTTGAAATTATATTCAATATCAATGTCATTTTATATAATATATAATTATTATATAAAATATTTTTATATTATTTTATAAATGAAAATAACCAAAAATATTTTGTTTATTTTTATGTTATTAACATATTTTTATGCAATTTATAATGTTTGCTGTTATTATGAAAAAAGTGATAAATCAATTTCAAGTATTATTAAAGATGAAAAATGTAATCAATCTGTATTTATTAGTATGATTATTATGGGTTTATTAACATTAGTCTATGAAATCACAAGACATGATGCATTTTCATTTTTTTGTATTATTTTTTTATTAATTGGAATTTATGGAGTTTTATTATATGATCATTATAATCAAGTTCATTTTGTTTTTTGTTTTATTGTTTTTATAAGTATTTTACTTTTCATGTATAATCATTGTTTAAAAAAAGAATGGATTTTATTATTTGCATTATTGTACATTCAAGAAATATTATCTGCAATAATACTTTTACAAAGTGAAATAATGAATTGTGAAATTTATTTATTGATAAATTTTGCAATTTTTTATATTATTTTGCATTTTTATTAAATTAAGGAAATGTGTAAATTTTAGATTTTAAATTTTAAATTTTAGATTTTTATATTATATAATACAAATTTATATGAATGAATATTTTTTTAAAGGTTCTACCCAATATTTAAATCCATTAAATGATTCTCAATTAGATAAAAAAAATGTAGAGATAAATGATTATTATAATAAGTTACAGTCTTTATTAAATAGTATTGTACATAATAATATTCAAATTGATCAGACAAATATTAAATATTTTGCTGAAATTATAGTTGAATTAGATTATAAATATAATCTTTTAAGTAATGAATTGTATATTGATTTAAATTATGAAAAATATGGAAAAACTGCTAAGTTAATAGAACTTCATTCTAGTATTGAAAAATTACTAGAATTAATAAAAAATATAAATTTAAAAATTCATATGTTGATTAGAAAATCACAGCAAGAAGGGATATTGTCTACTTTTTCAATAAATAAAGAAAAAATGATGGAAATAGCAAATCATAGTTTTACACCAGAATTCGGTGGTAAAAAAAGGCGTAAAAGAAAAAGTTTCAATAAAAGAAAATGTTTCAATAAAAGAAAAAGTTTCAAGAAAAGATACTTGTATGATATTTAATGCATCCATAATTAAATTTATACAAAAAAATCTATATCATTTTTATTATTATTATTATTATTATTATGTTTAATAATATAAATTATGTATACGTAAGATAGACCTTATATAAATTCTCATATAATTATTATCTATTGCAAAAATAACTTTTAATATTTTGAAGACCTTGTTTTTCATTATTTGTTTTTATTAAATATTCTTCAAATAATAACGCTTTTACTTCTTTATTTCTCATTTGTTCTAACTTTTCTTCAAATTTTTCTTCATTAATAGTTTTTTGCAATGCATCCATATCTCTTTTAAATTTTTTTCCTTTTGTATTTGTTTTTTTTTGTAATTCCCATATTTTTTCCAAAACTAAAGCGAACACTTGTTGAACAGGTTTCATTATTTGATTTGTAATGTAAAATGAATAATCTATTTTTAATTTATTTTCAATAATAAATGTTGGCGTTTCTATTTTTTCTCCTTGTAACGCTTTTTTATTTGAAACATTTACATAAACAAAAGGTATTCTATCTCCAGGACCTGGTTTATTACCAGGATCTCTAGCAGCAATACGGTCTGCTAATACTTTGTGAGCAATAGATTGAGGATTTTTATATCCTGAACGTAATGATTTTGTAATAATTAATTTATCCATTGAATATTTTTCATCTACCATATTTTGCAAGCAACTTTTCAAAAAATCAATTGCTTCTTGAATATTTTGTTTTTTCATTAATATATCAATAATACCTCCATATATATCTTTTACAATTGGTGCATTATCACGACGTTTTAATACAATACCCATTTCTTTTCTTTTTCCTTTATTTGGATCATGTTCATAAAGCATACCAACATATCTTTTTTTTGATAACAAACAAAATGGCATAAATGTTTTTTCATATTCTAAATCATGTGGTCCTTTCAAAAAACTAGACGCTAAATTTCCCGCTTCTTGCGCTAACTCTATAGTAATTTCTAACGCTTTTTTTCCACGAATTGGTATTCCATCAGGAGTTTGCAAATTAAATGTAAAGAAAACTGAATCAGTATCTCCATATATGTACTCTGCTTTTGTTAATACTTGACCATGTGACACTGTATTACATAATTTATCTCCATAACATTCTTCAATTACGCGCTTTGCATAGGTCAATAATTTTCTACCAGTTGCAGTAGTACACGCAGCAATATCTTTTTCATAAAATGTGCTTGTTTTAGCGCCACATTGTCCATAAAGCGAATTTGCAGTTACTTTATAACCAAGTTGTCTTTGATCTAAAATTTGTTTCATAAATTCATCTTTTTCATTAGGAATTAATTTTCTAGTATCTTTTCTCGCTTTTAATAATTCTTTTAAAATAGATGGCATAATCGCTTCTCCTTTACCCGTTATATCTGGTTGCACGAATCTGCAAATTTTATAACCACATTTAATTTTTTCCGCTGCTGAAGAAGGTGTTTTTCTATGATATCTGTATGTATCATATTCTATATCAACATATTCATATCCAGATAAATTATCATAAATATAATTGCCTTTTTCATCTTTTTCTCCACATTCTTCAATTAATTCATTATTTAAATTGTATTCTTTTGTCCAAACTTTACTATCATGTGATAAGTTTTCACTAATCATAGAACTTGGATACAAAGATGCATAATCCACACAAGCAACTGGATTATCCAAATATAAATCACATTTTGGATCTAATACAATTGCTCCTTCATATCCTTCATCCAATCCACCTTTTTCAATGACTGGCATCAAAGTGCGTTTTTCTCTGCATTTTTTTGCAACATAACTTGTAAGTTTAATTCCTTGCCCACGCATTACTAAAAAGTCTATAGGAACACTGCAAATTTTAGCCATTTCAATAAATCCTGTTAAAATATCTGACTTATTAAATAAATAATGCACTAAATTACAATCTTGAATACAATATTTTGCTATGATAGAACGATCTTCTGCAGAACCATTTGTCATCCGAAATATATCTTTTGGTGTAACATCATCTTTTGCTAAACACCATCTTACTTTTTTTTCAAAATCAAAAACAACATTTCCCTCAATACTAAAAGTGTTATTTTCTTTATCTACTTCAATAACTACGTATTTTGCTCCATCATTATAATAATCTACTGAATGTCCGATTTCTTCAAAATGAATAAAACTTCCAACTAGCAATCCAGTCATGTTTGTTGTTTTAATTTTAACAATATTTCTATCCATTTTTTCAATACTTTTTACATAATCTCCAATGAAATTACCGGCTACATAATCTAATTTATACGAAATTAAATTTGTTTCTCTTCTGTAAAAATTATATAAATCAATTTGTAAACGACCATTCATTTTAATATATTTTAATTCATGTTGTCCACTTGCAATTTGAAGAGTACTTTCTTCTATTTTATATTTACCAGTATCTTTATCACGTATTCCACAAATTTCATCTTTATTTCTAGACAATTTTAAAAATTCTTCTACACAATTATTTTCTTGTGCTCTACTAAACATAAATTGATAATCAAAACCAAATATATTGTAACCAATAATAATATCTGGATTTTCTTTTTGTACTAATTCTTTCCAAGCAAGTAAAACCTCTTTTTCTGTATTATATGTTTCAATTACACTATTTTCTATAGGTATATTAGTACATGAATTTAATACAATACAATGATTAAAATGTGGATCTTTATTACCATAATTCATAAAAGTAGAACCAATAAATGTAACTTTATCACCTTCTAATTTTGGAAAAATTGCGTTTAATGAATTATTTAATTCATTCAATTTTCCGTCACGTTCAAATTTTTTATCACATAATATATCTACAATTGTTGCTCTTTTATCTTTATATGTTTTATTTTTAATAAAATTACAATCATTTTCTTCTTCATCTGCAATCATTCTTTCAAACATATTTTCTATTGTATTTGCTTCACGTAAATCATTTGATAGTTGTAAATTATTTATTTTTGTTTCTAACCATAATTCGCATAATTCAAGTAACTTTGTTTTTGATTTTGGCATTATTTTTGGATAAACTAAATCTATTTGTTCCATTTTTTCATAACCAAACGCTGCTAAAATAATATTTTTTAATGTAGTTTTACATATTTCTTTTGTTAATTCTGTTTCTATATTTTCAAAATATTCAATAATATTTGTAGCTAGTTTTTTATATGTTTTTATTGGAATAGGAAAATCACCATGACTACTACTAGCTTCAATATCAAAACTCATTATTTTATAAGGAACACGCAATTCTTTATCATTTAATGAAATAATATTTTTATAATTTGTGATTAATCCAAAATCACAATTTACATTTTTTGTTTCTAACTTAATTTCAATTGCTTTTTTTTTTGGGATTGCAATCCATCCAGATGGACTAATATTTTTTATATGAAAGAATCTTAATAAAGGTGGAATATTTGCCTCATATAATTTAATATTTGTTTTATGTTTATTATTTTCATAATAATATCCATCTTTTAATAATGTTCTTTCACCATCTTTATAACTATACCACAAATTTTTTACTTTATTAAATGCATTTACATTTGCAAATTCTAATAATATAAATTTATGTTCTTTACCTCCATCAAATCCATACAATTTTTTGCGTTTAATTATTTTGCATTTTGTTATTGAATTTTCATAATATTTACCTATTTTTTCTTTTAAATGAAATAAAAAGGTTTCTTTCATTTCAATATTCCAATCATCACTTACCATTAAATAAAAGAATGGTTGAAATCCTTCTGCAATTAATGAATATGTTTTACCAATTTCATCTATACCAAAAATTTGTATCATAAAAGAATTTTTATCTTTATAAATAGTTGTTGATTCGTCTTCTGAATTTTCTTCTTTTGCATTATAAACATTGAAATCAAAAATTCTGAAAACGTGTTCCATTTTTATTCTTATAATAAGATATATTTATCTTGTTTATTTTATATCAATTTTTTATATTTTACATTTTTTAGTAATTTTATATTTACGTTTACCGCCTTTTGTTTTTCTTTTTATTTTTGTGGATAAAATACTACTACTGTTATTATTAATAATACTACAATCAATTAATAATAATTTTTCACTAGGAAAAATGCAAATTTTTCTTTTATTATAATTATCTAAAAAATATAATTTATATTTTCTTGGAATATTTTGTCTTTTAGAATTTTTTTTATAAGAACATATGTCCCAATTTATTAACATTCCAAGATTTTCATATATTGTTTTTATTTTTTCATTTTTTACATATACAATTTCTGATTTGAAACATTTATTTACATAATATTCAAAATTATTTATAATTTCATTTACTGTTTTTATTTGTTCATTTGATACAATTTGTACATCACCTTCTATAAAATAAGATGTCATAAATATATAAAATATAAAATATAAAAATATTAAATATCTATTCTTAAATATTTAATATTTATTTACACGCTTTAAGATTTATACATTTTCTCATTAAATTCTGAACCAAATTTTCCACATTTACTATCGTTTAATCTACAATTACTAGCTAAATCATATTCAATGACACCAGTAACCATATTCACCTCGCCAAATTTTTTACATCT